CACTTGGAAATTCACGAGGAGTAACAAATAAAGATTTTAGCTGACCATTCTCAACATGTGTAATGGTTTCACCTGTATAGTCTCTACGATAAATGGGTGCGTTTAACTGTGGCATGCTAATTTCCTTAACAATATTTATAGTAAAAAAATTGGTTTTAAAGAACTTAAAATCTACCTACCGCTATTTCAATTTTTCTTATGCTGTTATCGCTAATGATATCCATACTCTTACCGATTATACAACCTGGTTCATATAAGGATTTATCCATTGCACAAGCAACACCCTTGATTTCACTGCTTACAAGTAATGTTCCTTTTGCAACAGGACCACGCACCATACAAGGAACACGACCAGTAAGTGCTACTGGAACCCAGTTATCTTGTTCAAAATTATCATTCATAAGATAAGCAGGATTAGTTGAAACCACACCAGCAACAGAAGTATCGTGTGATTGAGTTGATACAGTAACATCAAGAACACCACCAAATACCATGACGGTTCCAGGCGTATAATAATCATCTGCATGATACATTTCGGCCAAGTCGGCGTATTTTGCTGTAGTTGATGTTCCAGTAAATGTTACTCCATAAACGTTGTTCCAATAAGCGCCAACGCTACCCAAATTAATTGTAGCATTACTTGCTGGCAGAACATTACCGCTTGATTGTGTTAGTCCTGCATTCCAAACGTTGCCAACACGATCATACATAATCCAACTTTGATTTGGTTGAGGATTAATTGCAAATGCTAAAACTGTTGAAGTAGCATTTGCATATGCAATAGCAAGTGCTGTTCCAGTTCCCTGTGCACTATTTCCAACAATTGCCATTCTTGCACCAACAGTTCCACTAAATTGTGGATCAGCGTTGCTGCCATTTCCACCAACTATAAGATTTCCTGTTATTTGAGTATTGGCACTTAAAATATTTGATGGACCACCTAATTGAGTAAAACCAGTAAATGTCGCACTTGAACCAGCAAAATTAGCACCGCTATTACCAATTGTACCAGCGTTAATAGCAGGTGCAGCAATAGTGTCAGTTGTGGTAATAGTCTGTGTATTGACAAAGGTAGTATTGCCTGCGATACTTAGATTACCACCAACATATAGATTACCCCCAATACCTACACCACCACTTACTTGTAGTGCACCACTAGTAGTCGATGTGCTAGTATTAGTATTACTGATTATAATATTGCCAACAACTGATATATTGCCTGTTGCAACAAGATTTGTATTGCCGCTATAATAGTACAAGGTAGAAGCACCTAGTACACCGCCATTATTATACTGTATTTGACCAGTAGCACCTTGTGCTGAACTGCCACCACCGCCACCACTGAATACAGTTCCGTTAGCATATGTAAATGTAGTTGCACTTACGGTGCCAGCAACTGCTAGTACACCAGTACTAGCAGTATAGGTTAAACCAGTTCCAACATAGTCATAACTTGTTGTACCACTGTTCTTCGGTTGTAGTGCAACATAAAATGCTGAACTATCACTGGTAACAGGTAGTATTTGTCTGCCGCTGCCAGTAAGCATTTTGGCTCCTTATGCCTGAGCCTCAATCCAACTCAAACGTGATTGAATATTACTTGCAGTACTACCCAAGTTTTGTGCTAAAATAGTAATAACATCTGGACCATCTGGATAGATACCAGTGCCTGGTTGTGGACCACCACCGCCAAGAATACTTGTTCCAAGATCACGAATAGCTGTCAAATCTTGTTGAGTTGACTGATAAGAAGTACCGCCAGCACCAGTGTTAAGATAGAATCCGAATATTGCTTCACCGCCTGTTACAATGCTGTTTGGATTGTGAATGATATATTGACTCATACTACTGCCACCAACGCTTAACCAAGTACTTGCACCTGCTTGGGTTGGATCAACAAGCTGTCCGTTTAGTTGTAAAGTGATAAGATAGTTACCATTGGTTAACACGTCTAACTCAAACATAATCATTTGCATACGAGTAATAACTTCACGAATGCCTGGATAAGCACCAGCAACACCGCCACTTGCACTTGGTGCAACACGGAAACTCATAATAGCAGCATTAACGCCTGGCAGAACGCTTGTAAGACCAGTCATACCTTTTGTAAACAAGAATTGTTTATCAGCAGTGAACTGACCATCCATAATCGCACTAGTTCCCCAGTGATTGATTTCACTTCCAAACTGCGGACTGTGTAATTCTACGCTAGTAATAGCAGTTGGTGTTATAGTAAATGTTTGTGCAGTTTGACCCATTGCAGCAAATGTTGCTGTTACTGTTCCGCTCGCTATTGCAGCTTGCGAAAGAGTAACGCTTGTATTTGCAACAATGCTTACTACATAGGCTTGGTTTGGAATACCAGTGCCATATACATACTGACCAATTTGAATACCACTTGTGTTTGATATACCAGTTAGTGTATTACTACCAGTTGCAGTAGTTACACTTACGCTAGCGCCAGCTTGACCACGAGTTAAACCTGTTAGCTGTGGATTAAACAAGAACGTTGCAGTTCCACTTAGGAAAGCAGTTTGGCTAATAACAATACTTGTATTTGTAGTGACACTTTCAACAATTGCACCATAAGGAATATTTGGACCACTAATAAATTGACCTGCTACAACACCGCTCGTGCTTGCCATTGCAATAGTATTACTGCCAGCAGTAGTTGTTCCACTTAGTGACGCAACTGCACTGATACCAGTATAGTTTGCATATTCGCTTTGACCTACGTTGCTACCGATACCATTGCCATTGCGGATCAATATAGAACCACTTGTTGGCCAACCATATGTGTTGCTTACATAGATTGAAGTATCTGTGCTTGCTACGCTACCTGTGCTTAATCCACTAGTTTGGAATGTTTGACCATTGTTCGGTAGCGCAATCGCAAACTTGCTAAATGTATTGCTTTCATAACGACCTGGTAAGTTACCACTGCGCAAAAATGATAGATAGTTTACGTTATTGTTAATAAAGCGGTGGCAGTAAATGATATTACCATCTGGACCACGAACGCCGAAACGAACAAAGCCACTGCCATACCAACTATAATCAATATAGAACATTTGCATACGTGATAGATCAATGTTATAGCCACTTGGTCCTGTACCATCCATACGATCTACGTTAAACGCATACTGTGGAATACGACGCTCATTTGTTTTACTCATCTGAGCATTAGTAATTGCAGTACTACCACGGAAGTTTGGACTAATTTGAATCTGTGTAGCACTATCAATGCTCTGCACACGATAAGTCATACCCTTAATGACAACAAAATCGCCTGGCGTTAATTGCTTATGAAATACAGTATTTGTACCAGTCACGATATTACTACCAGCAGCTACTGCAACACTACCACCTAACTGATAAACAGAAGTACGTATAACTGCCCAAAGAAGCTGTCCATCATAATCCCAATACATACCATTCTGACTATCAAAAATACCAGCACGATTACTATTTCCATACCAAGAAATTGCACTGCCTGTAAAGTTACCACTTGCAGGCGATTGTACTGGTGTGCTCGTAGCTGTATATGTAAATTGATATGGGCTTATAACGTTTGTAATAGTAAACTGACCATTATACTGTGGCTCGTTTGCTCCACTAATTTGAATAACAACACCAGCATTAATATTATGTGGGTCTTTTGTTGTAACAGTTACAGTAGTACCGCTACTTGTTAGCTGATCAATATTCATTTGTGGCTTTAATGTAACACCAGTAGACATCTGGATTGCTTTACCACTCTGATAGCGGAAATAACGGCGAGTTTGACGAATCATTTGATGGTTATGGCTGCTTGCGTTTGTAGAGAAACGAACACCACCATCAAATGCACGATGAACAGTTACGCCGCTTGGTTTTACATAAAGAACACCAGTAGGAGTAATGCTTACGTTACTTGTTAAGATAGCAGGATTGTTAACAGTCATACTATTTGCACCGCTAGCTGTACCACCTGTTGCAACCGTGCTTAACTGATATAGACCAATGCCGCCTGGTGGATAGAAGTTATAGAAACCAGCAGCCTGTGCTGTTAGTGGATTTGCTTGACCAAGATAGCCTTGTAGAGTAACCTGAGTTCCGTTGATAGCACCAACGGTTGTTCCAAGACTTACGCCAGTTCCGCTTACCATATAACCAACTGCAATGTTTGCTACACTTGCAATGTTGATAACACTGGTGCCAACGTTACCTGTTACGATAGTTGAATTAATAACACCAACATTACTTGCAACCGTTCCGTTTGCACTCAACTGTTGTTGAATATAAGAATAACTTGGTGTTAAACCTGTTGTGCTCATTGGATAGTAGTTAAGATTACCTGTCTGAGCAGTAGTTGATAGATAAGGAATACCAACGTTTGTTACTGTACCAGCAGTAGGCGTGGTTCCACCAACAACTGCAATTTGAATCACTGATGGGCTAAGAATTGCAGCAACAGTGACAGATACTGGTGCACCACCAAATAAACTACCAGTGCCGTTAGTAGCAGTCACTGGTTGTCCAACAACGAAGCCTGCGGTTGCAGTCATACCTGCAATAGTAGCAGTCCAAGGTTGTGCCGAAGTACCGCTACCTAAAATAGTTCCAACAGTTCCAGTAGTGCTTATAATAGCAGTACCTGTGGTGCTAGTAATACCAGTTACGCTATTAAAACCAGTAACAAAAGTATTATATGGCAAAATAGTAGGCGCAACAAGTGTTTGACCAACGTTTGCAACTAGATTGTTAGAAACACCAAGATACTTTGTACCAGTCATTGCTTGGACCGTGGTTGCACTATTTGCAACAGTTATAGTGCCAGTTGGTGCGTTCGTAACCTGTGTAGAAAATGCAGTGCTATTAACAACAGTTCCAACAGTCCAACTACCATTTGGTGGGAATGTTTGTGCACTTAAACCTGATAGAGCAATTTCATTACCAATAACAAGATTGTGTGCATTGGCTGTCATTACTGTTACGTTTGTAGAATTATAAGAAATGCTGCTGACTGCAATATTAGCATTGCTGAATGTATATGCCTGATAAACAGCAGTAACACCACTATTATTAATACTGCCGCTAGTTCCAGTATAATAGAACTTACCAGTATATGAGAAACTTGTGCCAGCAACCACTGAATCAACAATATAGATACCGTCAGCACCTGCATAAAGTGAATCAAGAATAGCAATTGGTGAACCAACTGCTGGTGGAGTAGTTGTGCTAACTGTATAAGAACGGCTACCATTAGTTGCCTGAATATCAGTGAAGTTATATGGTGTGTTAAAGTTAAAGTTAGCATATGGACGATTGTTAATCATTGCTAACTGTTCCCACTTTGTTTGTTGCAGACTATATTCAAAGTCAGTATCAATCAAACTTTGTGGCTGTGAAACACGTAATTTATTAACAGCATCAAGATAAGTTTCACTTGGTGTAAATTTCTGGTCGTTTTCATCAACGATGATCTGTAATTTTGCGCTTGATGAAATGGCAGTTGTGTTATAGTTTAGAACAATAGTAGTAGTCGTATATACACCACTTGGGTCAGTTGCGATAGTATAACTTGTAGCAGTAAGGCTGCTATCACTAAAATTATACAGCACAATGTTATCAGTAACATCTGTAATAAGGATAAGACGCTCACGCGGAATCGCTTTATTAATGATAATAGTGCGTGATGCTGGCGTAAATTGGTAATATTGGTCTAAAAGAACGGTTCTTGACATATCAGTCCCTGTGCGTTGCGGTTACAGATATTTATGTTAATCTGCGCCTAATACTATTTCCACAGGTTTGAACGGATATACTTTTGTTGGTGCGCTATAACTTCCAGTAACTGTTCTCACCAAAACTTGTGTTCCAGTAGGCAAAGGATCAGCAAATTTTATAAATGGTCCGCTTTGAACATTGCCATTTGGATAAAAATTATTAACAACTGTATAACCTTTGTTACCAGTATTAACCAAACTTTGCCAAACTTTATCGCTATTATAAGACCAAGCTGGTTGTAATTGACCATTGACTGTAACAGTTAATTGCCAAGGTGATAGAACTGTTTGAGTAGCTTGATTATAAGTTAAGCTAAATGTGTTTTTAAAACTATCGGTGTAGTATGAAATATCATCTAAATCATAAATGGATGAAATGATTGGAGTAGCATTTGTATAATAGTAATTGTTTGCAAATACACCGCCACTTGCATTGACATTTGCAACAGGCAACGTTCCAACTTGCTGCACAGTCCAAGTATTCTGTGAAGAATTATACACATAAGTTGTGTTGTTAATAACTGTGGTTTGACCGTTTGTTGGTCCTGCTGGAAAACTCATTTTATGTTATACCTGCTAGTTTATTAATTTTTGCTGTTAATTCAGCTAATTGTGCTTGTAATTCAGCAAGAGTTGGTTCTGGTTCTGTTTGTGTTATTGATTCTGGTTGCGGATTTGTAGGGAAAAACTCGTGTAAATTACGCCATAAATCATATCTATAACGGTCACCTATGTTTACAGGATGTTCAGCATCTAGAACCGCAATAGTATGATCAGTTGGTATAGAATCGCCTTCTTGCCAAACAATAATGTTTTCAACAATTCCATCACTGTTTACTAGGGCTGCTTTTTTACCAGTAATTGAAATTGTCATTATGTGTACTCCCAAATGCGTATTACACCTTGTGCGCCACTTCCGCCTGGACCATTATTAGAATTATTTTGACTTGATCCGCCGCTTCCGCCTCCTCCGTATAATCTGCCCGTGGTTCCAGTTAGAAAAGCTCCGGCACCTGCGGCTACACCAACAACACTCCCACCAAAGAATGAAGCGCCCCCATATCCTGAAAGACTTGACGTGGGTTGCATTCCTGCTGACCCACCAATATTCAAATCTCCACCGCTGCCACTTCCTCCCGCGCCACCACCGCCACTTCCTCCCGCACCGCCCGTAATTGTGGTTCCCCCAACTGTAAATGTTGTATTACCGTTACTTGAACCAATCGCATATGTGTACGAAGTCGATGGCGAAACAGAAAAATATTTTGCCGTATATCCACCACCACCACCGCCACCTGCGTAAGTAGGTCCAGAACCAGAAGCAGGTGCAGTACCACCAGACCCACCACCGCCCACGCATTCAACATAAATGCTGTTGCAGTTGGATGGCGTCGTATAAGATGTTCCGCTGGTCAGGATTTGCGGTGCGCGGATAAGTGTACCAGTTGCAGCACCGCCGCTACTAAAAGCAACACCATTTGCCCAGTAATAAGCAGCACTATATGTAGCAGTGTTAGCAATATGATTAGCAGCATACATATTTGCTGTTTGCGCAGTGATATTACCACTAGAAGTTAAACCAGATAAGGTTCCAACAGTTGTAATATTTGTTTGTAAATTAGTTATTAACGTTCCACTCAAACCACTATTTGCTACTATGTAGTTAGCGTATACGTTAGCGGTTTGTGCTGATATGTTAGATTGTGCGGTAATACCAGTATTTGTTACAAGATTGCCAGTTAAGTAAATGTTTCCACTTACACCCATACCACCACCAACAACTAGCGTACCAGTAGATGCACTTGTAGAAATAGTGCTGCCACTTAGTGTGAGATTGTTTATTGTTGTGCTTGGGCTAACAGTCCACGTGCCAGCCATACTATCATAAACATAGGTAGTATTATTAACAACTGCGGTTTGACCATTTGTAGGTGATACTGGAAAACTCATAAGGATATTTAGTGAATATTATACTGGCAATTAACCAATATAAGCCACGCTCCAATTGTCATTGCCATCAAAATTTAATGTTCCACTAGTAACAATAGTTTGAAGAGTATCATTTAGTGCCATTTTAGCAATCGTGCTACCACCTGCGTGATTCATAGTCGTATTTGGACCGAACTCAACCATAATTTGAGTTGATGTTGCGCCACCGATAGCAGCAGTTTTTCTAACTAGTGCTTGACCAATACTACTGTTACTATTACTGTTAGTTCTAATAATTAATGTTATCATGTATAATCCAGCCACAGGAGCAGTGAATATACCAGTTGATGTATTTAAACCTGACCCTTGTTGATAGTCAAGCGTAAAATTACTGCTGGTCAATGTTGTTGTCGCACTGATACCTGTTCCACCAGAGCCGTATACACGAAATGCAGGACGATTTGGCATTGTAATACCAGCCGAACCACTGACCGTCAAGTTACCAGCAATTGTTGTGTCGCCACTATCTTGTATTTGAATTATGGTATTTGAATATGCACTGTTGATAATTTCAACGCCACCCGTAGAATTTACACGAAAAAATTTGTTAGGATTGGTTGCGGCACTATAAGTGTTTTGTAATTTAAGAAAATCAAGATAACCATTACCACCTTGACCATAAACATTGCCAACAATTGTTAGTGCACTTGTTGATGATGTACTACCATTTGCAATATAAAGATTTGCATAATTATTCAATGAAGTGTTGCTATTTGCAGTTAAAGTAGTAAATGTGCCACTGTTAGCACCATTTGCACCAATTGCTCCATTGAAATATCCAACAACTTGTCCGCTACTTGTTATATTTCCAACACTAGCATTACCTGTAACAGTTAAATTTGCAAAAGTTGCAGTAGCACTTGGTAAACTCTTGCTGCTAACATCTAACCATAGTTTATTATTTGCACTATCTTGAACATATTCATACAACACGTCATTGCTTGTGCGATACCAACGATCACCAAGATTTGGAGAAATTGGTGCGCTTGCACTGCTTGTAAAATTAACACCAAGTATGCTGCCATTACCATAATAATATACGTTGCTATAAACTGCGCTATAACTTACTTGTGCATTTGTAGTAGCACCACGAGTTGAAATATCAAACCAATAAGAATTGCTTAACGCATCTGTAATATATTCATAAAGAATATCTGTATTTGCTTGATACCATTGGTCACCTTTGCTTGGTGATGATGGTGCAGTATTACTATTTGTAACCTTTGTAGGCAAACTAAATGCAGCACCACTTAGATTGTATAAACCAGCAGTATAAACATTACCACCAACATATGCATTTCCAACTATACCAACACCACCACTAACTTGTAGCGCACCGCTTGTAGTGCTGCTTGCAGTAGTTGTATTTTGTATGAGGGCTGCGCCCAGTTTTAGGGTGTCATAAACAATTCCTGAATAGCCTAGATTTATTACACCACCGCTTGGTTCTGGTGCAACATTGCTAAACAAATACCAAGCATTATCAAGATAATTTCTAGTAAGTCCAGTATGTGCATATTGTCCAATGTTGCCACCTGTAAAGTGACTATAAAAACCAATATCATAGTTGTAAGAACCAGAATTAGCACTTAGATATATAAGCGGATCGCTTACAACAAGCGTCTGTGATGTCTCACTAATTAGATTTGCAGCATAAATGTTACCACCAACATACAAATCTTGTTGGATCGATGCGCCGCCTTGTGTAAGAACTAATGCGCCAGTTCCAAGACCAGTTGTATTAAGCGAATTGGTAATTGTTGCTGTTGTGAATGTTGCACTATTGGCAGCATTAGCACCAATCGTACCTGTGAAGTAACCAGCTAACTGCCCACCACTAACTGTTGTTATATTGCCAGCAGTTAAATTTCCACTATAACTTGGTAGATACGAAGCAACGTTACTATTGCTATAAGTTCCTGTAATAGTTGTTGCAAGTGGCGCATTGTTGTTATACCAAAGATAAGCGTTGCCGTATACATTGTTATTTGCTACTAGATAACCAGCAACTATGTAACTAGTGCCACTTCCTACAATATTTCCACTTGTTCCAGTAGTTGTAATACTTGTAAAAGTGCCGCTGTTGGCTGTGTTTGCACCTATTGCGCCGTTTAAATAACCACTTATTTGTCCGCCACTGCTAGTTGTAAAACTTGCAGCAGTTATAGGATTGGTTGTTATATTGCCATAATTAGTAACAACTTGTAATGGAGCAGTAGTATCAATTAAAGTATAAAGATTAGCAAAAGTGATAGCAGTTGAACCAACAGTAACATTAGGTTCACCACCAGGAATATAATAAAATATATTTCCACTTATTGCACCTTGTTCAACAAAGGTAAGTGCGCCACTTGTAATGGTGCGCCAATCATTAAAATCACCTGTTCTTGTCCAAACGCCATTTGAACCCGTGCCTAATGTTGCAACACGATAGATACCATTCAATGTATTTGGAGTCTGATCTTTTACAAGAACACGATCACCTACAACAAGCGAAACACCGTCAAGGGTATTTGGTGCTGCCGCAAGGTTGATATTTGCACCAGTTGTTGCTGCCTTGACGCTATCTTTATAGTCTGAAACTTGACGAGTAATTGCCATTGCGGTTCTCTAATATAGTATTTACCCTATTAGAGACGACCAACAACAACCTCTATAACGCCTACTCCATCGCCAAAGTTTTCTAGTGCTTTACCAATAACGCTACCCATAGTTGGATTGTTTTCTGCACGAGCAGTTCCATCACCATTCGACACCATCATTTGACCTTTGCGAACAGGTCCAGTAACCTTACAAGGAACACGACCAGTTAACGCAACAGCAACAGAACCTTCTTCTAAACCACTATTCATAAGATAAGCAGGATTAGTTGAAACTACGCCAGCAACATATTGACTGCCATTAATATTACTGATGGTAACTTCATATTCGCCACCAAAATCTAAAACAGTGCCTGGTTCATATTGCGCATCGCTTGTATATTTTTCTGCAACGTCGGCGTATTGTGCAGTAGTTGATGTACCAACAAAAGATACACCATAGACTGTTGACCAGTAAAAACTTGATGAACCAAGAGTTACACTTGCGTTTGCAGTAGGTCTTACAGTTCCACTAAATGTTCCAGTAGTTCCACTAATACCACCACTTGCCGTGACAGTTCCAACATAAATTGTATTCCAATAATTGCTGCTGCCACCAAGATTTAATGTGTTATTTGTTGATGGCAATACGTTTTCATTGCTTTGCCAACTAGTTGTAGCATTATTATAAACCCAACTTGCAACAGTTGGTGAACCAAGATATATACCAGCACCATCAATGCCAGCACCAGTTGTTTGATTATTTGCTAACACTAAATTTTTATTAGTGGTAGTAATATTATTACTGCCAGTAGTAGTAATTGCACCACTAACAACTAAGTTACCAGTAACATATAAACTATTAACAACATTTACGTTACCGCTTGTATCGATATATGCTTGTGTTGTGTTGTTTTGTTTTAAGTTAAATTGACTATTGGTTACTGTTCCAACGTGAAAACTAACAGCATCAGTAATTGCCATACCAACAGCGGCACCAGTATTGTTACGAACAAACAGGTTACCAGCGCCACTACTGTTTAGAGATGAGTTACCAGTAATTACAACACTGCCGTTTGCAGCAACGAATGCAGGAGTTTGACCTGCAACTTTCCAGTTTAATTGGGTAGCAGATGCTGCACCAATATGAACATAGTTTGCATCGGCAGTAAGATATCCAACATTTGTTCCACTAACAGATGCGACATTTGCAGCGGTTACAGTACCACCAACACCAACGCCACCTGATCCACTTACAACTAGTGCACCAGTTGTTAAACTTGTGCTTGCTGTTCCACTTGCTGCAATTATATTGCCACCACCATATATATTACCAGTAGTAACTAATGTAGCACCTGTAAATGCAGCACCACTATTACCTATGGTGCCAGCATTAATAGTAGAAAATGCCATTGGGCTTGCGTTTGTAGACGTAATAGTACCACTAGTAGAAATACTACCAGTTGATGCATCAATAGAAAGTGGTCCTACGGTGAGACCGTTATGTACCGTAAAATTTGTATTTGCCATAGTTCCATATCTCCCTGCTGGCTATTATACTGGCATATAAGTTGGGAACATTGTAGCAGATGCCGTGCTGCTCCAAGTGTTTGCGTTCATATAAACAATTCCACCGCTTAATGAAGTAGAGAAGTTTGCAAGTGCATTGGCACCTGTGTTTACTACGCCATAAATTTGACTAGTTGGCGTTGTTCCATCGTGAACAACAATTAATTCTGCCATACTATAACGGTTATTTGTGCCATCAGTTACCTTGATTACATATTTGGCACCGCGGAAAGCACTAGCTGAGAAACTATCAATTGCGGTAGGAGTATTTTGAGTAAGAGCAATATTGCCCATAGTTGGTGCTTGACCACCATTGAAATAATTACTACCAGTTGTTCCAGTGTTAGCAATATATCTTACAGTGCTGTTAACAATTGTAGATGCGTTGCCAGTGCCTGCGCCAGTATCAGTTATATTGATTGCACTAGTACCCGCGGTAATAGCACTTACTTGACTAGTAGTAGTAATAACACGAGCATCAATAATATCAGTAGATAGTGGTGCTTCGGTAAATGTTAATGTAGTTCCACTTACGCTATAAGCGGTAATTGGTATTTGAACCACACCATTAATCATTACCAGTGTAGCATTAGTAGTTGCACTTTGACTTAAAGTATATGCAGTGGTTGTACCATCGCCAGTATATGTATTTTCACTGATTACAGTGAATGAACCAGCAGTTGTATTCCATTGACTTCCATTCCAAAACTCAATCTGTCCAACTTGTGTATTATAACGCATCATACCAATTGTAGCATTGCCTGGACGTTGTGAGGTTGTTCCAACTGGAATTATAATACTATCTGTGCTATTAACTTGGAAACTTGCATTGCCAATAAATGAACCAATTGGTTGTTTAATACCGACTTGACCAGTTGCACCATTAACAATGAATAGATTACCATAGTTTGCAGCAGTGTTGCCATTGACAATAACATTAGCAACAACACCGTTATAGTTAATCCAAAGATTACCATTTGCACCAGTATTCTTATAAAGATCGCTACCACTTAGTGGATAAATGTTGCTATTCAACATTGTTGGCGCAGAAATTGCAGTAGTAGCATAGATATTTGCACCACTGTAAATGTTTCCACTTACACCAGCGCCACCACGAACTTGTAGTGCGCCTGTTGTAGTAGAAGTTGAATTAGTAGTGCTACTAATAACATAACTGTTTGTATTAGCACGATAACGAGCAATTTCATTGCCAGTTGCAGAACCAGCAAGTGAGAATACGATATCATTTAGTGTATATGTGCTTATTACAAGATTTCCACCACCAGTTGTTGTGTTACCAGCAACATATAGATAACCATCATTTGGACCTGTTAAATTATAAGCAGTTTGATTATAACCACTGCTATTGATACCAAAATCAATAAATGTATCGCTATCGCTACCATTATTTGCAACAGCAACATAATCAGTTGTTGCCTGATTTCCGCCGTTTAGGTTTTGATTAACTATTTGAACATAGTTGTTAATGTTTCCGCCGTGTTGGAAATATGAATACTGTGGAACATAATTTAATATGGTGCCACTAAATGTAGCGCCAGTTACATAAAGATTGCTGCCAACATTAACATTTCCACTTACACCAACGCCACCACGAACTTGTAGTGCACCCGTTGTAGTAGAAGTTGAATTTGTAGTACTACTGATCACAAAACTATTTGTGTTTGCTCTCATACGAGCAAATTCGTTTGCAGTTGCAATGCCACCAAGTGAATAGATAATATCGTTTGCAGTAGTAGTAGAAATTACAAGGTTACCGCCACCAGTTGTTGTATTGCCAGCAACATATAGATAACCGTCGTTTGCTGCCTGTAAAGCATAGGTAGCATTTACATAACCACTACTGTTGATACCCAAATCAATATAGGTATCATTATCATTACCATTATTTGCTGTAGCAATAAAGTCAGTACTTGCACTTGCGCCACTGTTTGTATTTTGTTCGTTTACTTGCACAAATCCGTTATAGTTTCCACTGACTTGAACGAGAGTTTGTGCAAGTGGAGTATAACCAGTTTGACCAGCATAAAGTGCATTAAATCCAGTAGTTGGTGCGCCATAGAACACACCGCTTTGTGTAATAACATTTGAAAGAACTGCATTTATATTGCCAGTAATATTAACATTGCCACCAACGTTTAGATTACCTACAATTCCTGCACCGCCAGCAACTTGAAGAGCACCAGTTGTGCTACTAGTTGATGGAGTCGTATTTTGAACTAGCAATGCACCAAGTTTTAGTGTATCATACACTGTATTGCTGTTAAAGGTAACAACGTTTCCGCTTGGTTCGCCAACGTTACTAAATAGATACCAGTCATTATCAATATAATTTCTTACAAGACCAGTATGTTGATAACTGTTATTATTACCGCCAATAAAGTGACCATAGAAACCAATATCATAGTTATAAGTGCCAATACCATAACTTTGCAAATATAGTAATGGTTCTTGAACAACTAATATTTGTTGTTGTGTTGCTTGAAGATTTGCAACAATCAGGTTACCTGCGATATAACTATCACCAGCAGCATAAAAACCACCACTAATTTGTAGGGCACCTTGACCAGCAGAATAAGAATTTGCTGTTCCAGTAATTGTAGCAGTTGATGCAGTCAATGCTGCACCAGTATTACCAATTGTACCAGCATAAACAGCAACACCATTAAACGTGTTTGCATTTACTGCACCACTTACAGTAAGTGATGTTAATGTTCCAACGCTTGTAATGTTAGGTTGACTTGGTGTAGCACTGCCAATAACACCTTCAAGAACGGTTCCAACATTGCCAATTTGACCAGCACTTACAGCATTGAGTGAAAGATTTCCTGTCAATGTTCCGCTAGCACCAGTAAATGTGGCACCAGTGTTACCAATTGTACCAGCATTAATAGTTGGTGCAGAAATAGTTGACTGAGAAACTAATGTCCCAGTTGTAGTAACTGTAGTAAATGCACCCGTGTTTGCTGCGTTTGCACCTATAGCACCAGTATGATAACCAGTTAATTGTCCACCATTTGTAGTTGTAACACTTGTTGCAACGACAGTATTGGGCGCATTAGCACCAACTGCACCATTAAAGTAACCAATTATTTGACCAGCACCAGTTATAGTTCCTTGTGAAACCAATGTGCTCGTTGTAGTAATTGTTGTAAATGCGCCACTATTAGCAGTATTTGCACCAATAGCACCAGTATGATAACCAGTTAATTGACCGCCAGATGAGGTTGTTACGCTAGTGAATACACCGCTATTAGGAGTTGTAGCGCCAATTGTTGTATTATCAATAGTTCCGCCAGTAATAGCAACGTTACTTGCAACAAAGTTAGTTACATTGCTTGTTCCAATAGTTGCATTGTTAACTTTAATACCATATGCCTGTAAATTAGCATAACCACTGTTATTAATTGTACCAAATGTAGTAGCAGCAGTAGATTCAGTGGTATATTGTAATTGGAATTGCTGTGCGCCTTCTTCCCAAATCATAGCTACGTTTGTTTGGTTACCACGACCCATAACAAAACCAAGGTCATATGAGGGAGTACCACTTTGGTTTCTGTTAATGGCTAATAGTGGGTCAGCAACAACAAGGTTTGTAGTATCAATTGTGGTAGTTTGTCCATTAACGGTCAAGTTACCAATAGTCATATTACCAGTGTAAGTAAAATTATTAGAAAGTAATCCACCCGTTACACTATAAGGCTGCAATTTATATTGCGCATTAATATCATTATTGTAAACCTGATTATTACGAATTCTTGTTAACGCATTCGTTGCCATCTTAAAACTCCCACGAATTATTTATGGAAATTTTGCTTTTTATATTGCGTAAAAACTTGCTAGTTTACAATCTGTTGATGGAGTAATAGTTACTTCATTATAAACACAGGCAAAAGGTTTAAGTGCTGTATTATCTTTTCCATTTACACTTAAATCAATATTACTCACATACAATCTGCCTCTTTGTAGAGTAAAAGGTTGATTTGCAACTAAATCAAATTGCTCATCATTAATTGTGTTTATATTTTCATTTAATGGAAGAATACAATAATATGCACTATTCTCTACCAATGCAGTCAATTTAATAGCATCACTTGGTTGATGTTTGAATGGATAAACCATTAAATCAGTTAAAATATCATCTTCTGTATGTAGATTATATAAACCTAACACACTTCCACCAGCCATCCAATCAATTTTAAAAGAACCATTGGTTACAATATGGCGACGATTATAAAGATGTGGACTGAATCCACCATTAGTGATAGCATGAACTAAATCATCACCAACTTCTGTATAGGTTGCTTTTGCATATTGTAATTTAATTTCTTTTATAAAAACTTTTTCGGACATGTTTATCATGTTATAACAATATCCTTTGGCAATAGATCAGCAATTTGATAATTATAAACTTTACCTACCACATCTTTTGCTGCACCTACTACTATATCGTTGCTTTTGCTTTGTTCCGCTAACCATTTCTTATGCGCAATTTGTGCGCCTTGTTTAGTAATTTGCATCAATGTATCTTCCATATCGCTTGGATTGTAGTTAGCAATCTCAAAGCTATATCTTTCACTTTCATCAACACTCATCTCGCTTGCGTCAGTTGCAAAACTAACGATTAAACTATGTGTATCTTCATCATATTCATGAACTTTTACAGTTAATGTATCCATTTTAATTCCTTATAAACTTCCGCCTAATCGGGTTCCAGTCACTATCCAGTTAGCATAACTTGAACCTACTATATAGTTACCTGCTGCGCCGCCTGCTCTACCATTATTACTGGTGCCGCCAGCCAAACCAGGACCACCGCCAGTTGCTGCACCAGCACCACCAGCAGTTCTTGTTCCACTGCTACCACTGCTGTCACCACTACCGCCGCTGCCTGGATTATAACCAGCACCACCGCCTCCGCCGTTACCGTTATAACTGTGTCCGCCGCCAAGACAACTTCCATATGTTGAACCACCATCGCTGGCACCACCGCCGCCACCGCCGCCAGCAATAGTTCCATTGTTTGTTATATTACTAGCATATGTTAAAGTTAATGCATTTCCGCCAGCAGCGCCTGCATTGCCTGCTCCACCAGTTCCATTTCCACCATTTCCACCGCAACCAATAATTATACCATTGTTGATAATATTAATAGTATCGCCAGTTGTAAAACCAGTTACAGTAAGAGAATACGTTCCAGTAGATGTGCTACCTACATATATTCCACTGTTAATAGTTAAATTAATCGTAGTAAAACCAGCAACATAAGTTGGGCTAACACTGCCATTCGAAGGACTTAGAACATAGTTTTGCGTGTCGCTACTAATGGTTATATTAATGATAATACCATTTTGAGTGCCATAAAAATCACTCATGTGTAGTGTATTGGTACTAAAATTACCTAGAGTAGAAGTGCTTGGTTTATAAAATTTAACACCATGATAAGGCGCAAAGTCACGACCTTTACTAAATTCACCATTGATATTGTTTAAACTTATATGTCCAGTGGTTTGAAGGGTCATTATACTTTACCTGATTGTAAAATATTTATGCCCATGTAATTTTAATACCGCCACTGGCACCAGAAGTTGCTCCGCCAATGCCAGCAGCACCTAGTGTATAATTTAGCGAATAACCATTGGGAATTTGTCCACCGTTGTAGATAATTTCTACATATGCACCACTGCCGCCGCTTCCACCAGTTGCACTGCCATAAGAAGTGCTAGCAGAGGCTCCGCCGCCGCCATAACCAACATTGGCATTAGTTGCACTATTGTTTTGTGCAGTAGAACCAGTTACACCACTATTACCATTTAAATTTATAAATGCAACAGGGTTTGCAATGCTAGGAATAGGATTTGCATTTATTGTTCCGCCACTTCCGCCGCCACCATCTGACATTTTTAATTCCTTTTATATACTAAATCCACCAACACTAAAACCACCAGCAAATCCAAAATTTCCTGTTGGTGTTCCAACCGCTGCTTGGACAGACGATGATTGGTTAACATTTATAGATGGGCTGCTATAATTACTTCCACCAGCATTAATTCCTTCTTGGGTAGTAAATGAGTAAAATCCTCCGCCAGTTTGATTTGGTCCACGATCATTTGCATTTACAACTGGCGGAGGAGGAGGAACAGGGATAGAACCAGCACCACCACCGCTACCGCCACCAGCAGTTACACCCAATACATTACTATCACCACCGTTGCCACCGCTACCGCCATTTCCACTGCCACCACTACCGCCGCCGCCCCATATTTCTATCTTAATATAGTTGCGATAAAGTGGAATAGTAAAACTGCCGCTGCCAGCAACGTTAGCAAAATATGTGCCTGCAGTTGCAGGATCAGTTCCTTGTTTACCAAAGAAATCACTCATTTTTATAGTAGATGTGCTAAACAGTCCAGTGGTTAAATTAGCGGGATAATACCAACGAACGCCTTTGTAAAGATTAATATCTTCACCAAGACCAAAAGCTGCATTGATCATAGTAGTATTGATTGGTCCACTATTTGGAACAAAGGTCATTTAATTATCCCTTTGCTTTTAATGCTTCCACTTCTGCACTCAATTCCTTAATTGCCTGAATCAATAGAGGAATAATTTTGTCATACTGAACTGTTAAGTAATTTTCACCACTCTTGCTTTGACCATTTTCATCCAAGTCAAATGGAGCAGCTTTAATAACTTGTGGCAGAACAGCTTGAATTTCTTGAGCAAGAACACCAACATGTTCGTTATCATCACCAATACCCAACGCAGCAGCAACTTCATTAGTATGATAAGTTACACCGTTAATTGCATTAACTTTTTGTAGTGCATTAGGAATAGGAGCAATATCTGTTTTAAGTCTTTGGTCAGAATAGAAAGCAACGATATCTTGTGTGGCTGTAATACCACCAGTGACTGCAAGGTTAGCACTATTATAAGTGACACCGCTATTGCCAGCAAGGTTAGTTGCACTTGTATAGATTGCAAGCTGTCCAGCAGTTGCGCCACCAGCCACTGGTGTTGGAATAGTGTACCAACTTAGATTACTGCTTCCATCAGTTGAAAGCACTTGACCAGTTGTACCGCCACTAATTTGAACATTGCCAACATTGCCCATAATAACTTTATATGTACTTGTTGGGTTAAATGTAACAGTTCCACCCGTAAATCCAGCAGCACCACTAACAGCAAGTGCAGTTAATGTGCCAACTGTTGTAATATTTGTTTGACTTGCTGTGCTAATAGTACCAGTTAATACTGCACCAGCATTACCAATAGTTCCAGCATTTACATAATTTGCATATACGTTACCGTTATTAGCACTACCGTTGGCAATTAAATTACCAACATAAACATTGCCTGTATGCACACTATTTGTGCCACCAACAATGAGATTACCACCTACACCAACGCCACCTACTACTTGAAGGGCACCACTGGTTGTGCTATAAGAAGCTTGTGTGCCACTTATAATACTGGTTTCATTGCTTGTTGTAACATCGAGATTACCAAGAACAAATAAATTACCATTAATTTGAACGTCAGCATTAGCAAGAATATCTAATGCATCAGCATAAGCGCCGCTGCTTGTTCTTGTAGCCAACCGAATAATACCGTTATTAAGTGTGTTGTCGATATGCAATTCATTACTATAAATTGTAACTGCACCTTGACCAGTAGTACCAACATTGATACCACTATTGTTTGTAACACTTAAAGTACCACTTGTTGCAGTATTTTGATCACTGCGCATAAATGAACTGCCACTAACACCATTAAGTGCAGCACTGTCACTTGATTGTCCCCAGAACTTGTTATTGCTTACAAACGCTGTTGATGCAATATTAAAACCAGGATTAATTGTACTAAATCCACTGATTGTAGATGCAGGTGTAAAAGTTGCATCTTTACTCAAAATAGCATAACGAGTATTGTTAATTTTCATAGAGATAACGCTATGATTAGTGCTGCCGTTATCTGCAATAACTTCACTTACAACTTGTCCTGCGCCACCAAGTGGACCAATAACAACCCAACCAACACCACTATAAACATCTAGTTGTTGATTTGCAGTATCCCACCATAAATCGCCTTGAACTGCATTACTTGGTGGAGTTGCACTGCTAGTAGCACTTGCAATATTTTTAAAAACTGAACCATTATAAACTTGTAAAGCACCTTTTGTGGTGTTATACCAAATTTGCCCAACAATTGGATTTACTGGTTGTGCACCGTTTGCAAAATTTTCCAACATATTAAGGAAGTTTTGGTCAAGGTATTGACCATAGTTTGCGGTATTCTTACCAACAAGTGCTATGCTTGTGCTTGTATCGACTGTTCCATCGGCAATAACGATAGAATTAGCACCATTTGCGTGTGTAATGGTATATGACATAAATGCGGCTCCGTTAGGAATATTTATGCAGTATTAACCAGATATTAAACTGGGATGTAAGTTTGAATAATTTTAAAGTTAGCAGATGTAGTTGTAGTTGCCCATAGAGTAACATTACCACTATAAACATTGGCACTTAATGTAAAAAATTGAGAATTTGTTGCAATTACACCATAAGTTACAATATTTGCGGTTGATCCATTTTGAATAACCAAACTTTCTGCTGCTTGATAATAACTATCAGTAGTATCTGTTGCGCTTATTAAATATTTTACTGTTCTATATAAACTTGGATTAAAACTATCAAGTGGCAATGTAGTAGAATTAACTGTTATTGGACTAACATTAGCAACAATAGCATTGTTTAACTGTAATGTATTGTAAACATTGGTATTAGCATTATCAACAGAAAATTCTGGCAAAGCATTAATTAGTGTTTGAACTGTTGGAACACCGTTAATACTAGTTGCCAATAATTCTGCGTTACCGTTTTTAATAGCTGCAACTTGAGAAATTGCGGAAACGCTTCTAGCTTCAACAACATCAGTTGTTAGTGGTGCTTCATTAAGAGTTAATACATTGCCAGTTACACTATAGGAAATTGTTGGAATTTGCAAAACACCGTTAATACTAACAAGTGTACCTTGTGTAGTATTATTTTGACTTAATGTAAAATTTGTTTGTGAACCATTTCCAGTAAAAACATCACTGGTAACAAGACCGCCACTACCAGTTTCAATACCAGTCCATTGAGTTCCAGTATAAACTTCCATATAACCAAGATCAGTGTTCCAACGCATCATACCAGCTAGTGAATATGTTGGATATGTAGAAGAGTTTCCAACTGGCATAAGAACAGCGGTATTGCTGTTTACTGCTACAATTCCTTGATATGAAGGATCAATATTGATATTTGGATTATAACTTGTGGCATAAATGTTATTTGTTATAAGATTGGCATTAATGTTGTATGCGCTTATATTTCCGCCATAAATTGGAAGATAAGCTGCAACCTGTGCGTTTCCATATAAGTTTACACCAGTTAAAGTATAACCGTTGCCATAGTGATAATTGGCTGTAACATTTCCAAGAGTAGATATATTACCAGCATAAAGATTACCAACAATGCCAGCGCCGCCTAATGTATAGAACGAACCACTTGTTGTATTGCTTGCATTTGTTGTGCTGCTTATTACAAAACTATTTGTATTTGCTCTCATACGAACAAATTCATTTGCAGCGGCAATTCCGCCAAGTGAGAATATAATATCGTTAAGTGTAGTTGTGCTTAAAACAAGATTTCCACCACCAGTTGTTGTGTTACCAGCAACATATAGATAACCATCATTTGCTGATTGTAATCCATAAGCGGGTTGATTGTAACCACTGCTATTGATACCCATGTCAATGTAGGTATCGTTTTGGTTTCCGTTATTTGCAGTTGCTACATAATCCGTTGAAGCTTGAACACCACTATTACTATTTTGATTGTTAACTTGTGCAAAGTTATTAACATTTCCACTAATTTGAACAACTGTATTTGCAAGTGGTGTAAAACTAGATTGACCTGCATACAGCGCGTTCATGCCAGTAACTGGCGCACCATAGAAGATACCACCTTGTGTATAGACATTAGCAAGAATATTATTGATATTTCCAGTGACAGTTAGGTTACCACCAACTTGAACATTGCCATTGGCTTGGAAATTATTAGCATACAAATTTCCATTATGTGTAACAACGTTGTTGAATGTAATAGGAGATGCAAAGGTTGTGATACCGCTTTGTCCCGTATATCGTGCACCAACCATATAAACAACATTGCCAGTAGAACCATTCCAAGTTACTGCACTTGGCACGTTTGTATCAGCAAAGTTTAGTATACCAGCTTGATAATCAAAATACCAACTATCGTTATTGCCGCTGCCTGCTTGTGGAAGCGATACACCATAAGTTTGTGGAGCACTATTGCCACTCGGTGCTGCATAAACTTGCAATTGATAACCAGCACCATACTGTGTTGGAATCCAGTTAGTTAAATTAGTTGCCCACGTTTGGTTAGTTGTGCTTTCTGCAAGATTTACACTTTGAACAGTGGTAGACAAACTATCACGATAAACAGTAACAACAGCACTATTTGCACTTGGCAAAGTAGTTACGCTAGGAATTAAGAAATCTTGTTGCCAAATTGTAGAACCAGGACTTAAGAATGGACTAGCATTGCTTTCGTTACTTGGACCTTTTGCTGTGCTTGTATCGGTCTTGGCAACGCCATAACCAACTTTTTTAAGCAAATAATCAACAATTTGTGCTTGTGAAATAGCCATTAGTTAGTTGCCACCTGTATGCTCAACGCAGTCAAACTTTGACCACTGGTTAATTTTACACGCACATAAACTTCATTGCCTATGTTACCAGCACTACTTGTATTTACAGTACCAAATGTGCAAGTATAGCTGCCATTAGATACTAACGACCCAAGAACAGCATTACCACCAACAGCGCAACCATTGCTTCCATTACCGCCAGGTCCAGCACCTGGAATACCACTACCAGCATAAGCAGTGCTCATACTATACCAACCATTTAATGTGCTATAAGTTGGAGAAATACCAGGCAATGCTACCCAAAGTCCTGCAATCGTTCCACTATATTGAATGTTAAATTTAGCAAGTGCACTTTTAGCAAATTTAAATGTAAAGTATTGTGCACTTCCTTGACCACTTAAGTTAGGACCAACTGGTTGATATCCACTACTATAGTTTGTTTGGTCAAACTTTAATAAAGTTGCAACAACAGTTGCATCAGTTGTATAAAATGGACCAGTCTGACTATTAAATGCCGATTCACTACCAGTAAATGATGGTGTGTCGCTTGCGCTTCCACCATCTGGATTTACGATGCGGAATGTGCTAGGCGCACCACTTAGTGCATTTGTTAAACTTGTTTCTTCAATTTGAGTCGATGTTCCAGTTTTATAAAGAACTGTAACACCAGGTGAAAATGATTGTGCAGCACTACTATAACTGTTATATGCTGTTAAGCTAGGTCCGCTACTGCTACTACCAAATCCAGCAACTCCACTTGCAGTTGTTGTGAAATATGCACTACCACTGCTTACATAAGCATTACGTGTTAGTGGAGTTGTAACTCCTGCTTGTGTATATGTAACACTACTTGGTGTAGAAATTGCTCCACCAGAAGAACCGACAATAAATGTATCACTACTATAATAGGTATCACCACTTAACTTTGCTACGTTACCAACAAGTCTCCACACTGAACTGCTGTTAAGATGTGGAACAGTAGAACTAAATGTTGCACTATTGGTTGTTAATGCAATATTGCTATTGCTCCAAGTAGGTGCACCAGGATTGTTGTTATCATAATACCAACTTACAGCATTGGTATTTGCACCAGCACTATCAGTTAGATATACTTGGTTCCATCCCGCAGAAGCATTAGCACCACTTCCTTGTGCACTAAAACTACTCCAGAATCCACCAGCACTTCCACTTAATACACTATAATCTTGGTTTAAGGTAATAATAAGTTGACCATATGTTCCGTTATTATTATTACCTGGCGTCATATTGTGATAGCCAGTTGCAACACCATTAACTATAACTTGAACGTTTCCGCTATCGCCTGGACCTTGACGTGAAAAAGTATTAGTAGTCATACTTGCAGAACGAATACCATTTGTCACGCTTGTACCAGCGGCGACACTTAAATTGCCCCAACCGCTATTATCAGTTTGAGTAAAATTAGTCATGCGACCAAGTGTAGATAATCCACTTAAACTCAATGCACCATTATTTGGAAAATTACCTGGTGCGGGTGGAACCAATTTACCCAAGACTTGGTTTAATTCTGCAATACCATTAGTAACAGTTGTTGTAGTTGTTAGTGCAACGGCATTACTAACCAATTGACCTGCAGTGTTTGGACCCAATGGTATCAGATTACCAAATAATTCCGAAGAAATATTATCAACATATGATTTTGTTGCTGCATCTGAAGCATATACTGGTGCTGCTAGATTTCCAATTCTTAAATTACCAACATCAATGTTACCAGCATAGCTATAAAGAAAAAGATTTCCGCCAGTAGCAGCAATTGCGTTACCACTTATAAAAATATTACTTAAAGTCGTTGTGCCATTAACTGTTAAAGAATTACCAGGTAAATTGTTATTAATGCCGACACGACGATTGTTAGTATCATAATACATTAAATTGCCATCGATAATAAGGTCAACATTAAATCGGAGAAGGTTGTCCTTCAACATATTTCCGCCGATTTTACCGATTACTGCCATCTTTTTTTCCCTATTTTTATATTTATGGAAAAATAATTTTTAACTTTTTATAAATAATAGTGTAGGTCACGGGTTGCAGCCCCACCTACTCTATGTTTAAGAGGAACACAGCGCAATGGTATTTACCAGCACTAATCCGCCAAGCGGATATTATGTATATGCTTATATAAGAGCATCGGATTTGACTCCCTACTATATTGGAAAAGGTTACAAAAATAGAGCATGGTCTAAAAACCATTTGATATCTTTACCAAAAAATAAAAATAACATTATTATTTTAGAACACAATTTAACAGAAATAGGTGTATTAGCAATTGAAAGACGAATGATTCTTTGGTATGGCAGAAAAGATATGAAAACTGGTATATTAAGAAATAAAACGGATGGCGGTGATGGAACAAGTGGGGCTATTCAATCTGAAACAACTATTGAAAAAAGAAGAAAATCAATGATTGGAAAGCCAAGTTTATTAAAAGGTAAAAAACAATCTCCCGAACATATTAAAAAAGCAGCAGATTCTCGCAGAGGATGTAAACAATCAAAAGAATCTAATGAAAAAAGATCAAAGGCGCATACAGGAAAAAAACATACATCCGAACATATTAAAAATGCTGCATTAGCAAAACGAGGAATTAAACAATCCAATGAACACAAATTAAAAAGATCAATTGCACAAAAAGGTAAACATTGGTGGAATGACGGAAAAAAATCTTATTTTACAAAAGATTGTCCAATAAATTGCGTTAAGGGTAGGTTATCAAGTACCTGGTAGATTTGCATCCGTAGATGAAAATTTATGGAAAACAACAACACTATAAGTTGCAGGAGGAGGGTTAGCAAAGGTAATAACCGCACCACTTAACGTAAATGCATCACCTGGATTTTGTTGAACGTTGCCAACAAACACAAGAATACTGTTTTGATCTGGCGGAGTATAACTCAATGTAAATTGTGTTTGAACACCATCACCAGTAAATGAATCTTTATAAATGGTAACATTGCCAAGAATAGCAATGCTTTGCCAAGCATTATAATAAATTTCAAAACGTTGCAAATCAGTATTGTAACGAATTTGTCCATTGACTGGATTTAGAGGGCGATCTGCTGTTGCTCCAAGAGGCAATTGAATTGCAGTGCTACCTGTTTGCAAACTTGCATTTTTAAGTAACTTAGCCATTAGAGTGCAAAATATCCTACAGTTGCAGTTATTGCAGCAGAAGCATTAGCATTTGCATAAAGAGCATCGCCGTTGCCTAAGACTACTTTTTCTTGGTTTACAACTAATGTATCACTTGAAGTAATTGAATAATTGTTGTAAATTTGGTTATATGTTTGTGCACCAACACCGCTTTGTGCTGCTGGAACCATATAAAGATTTACAGTTTTTGTGCTACCACTAAAATTACAGAAATAAAGCAAACTAACAACAGTATTGCCTGTGCTTGTATATATTGCAGTTGCTGATGTTCCTAGATTTGCATTTACGATTGCCATTTTTATTCCTTAATATGATAGAAGCATACTCAAACCAAATGCTCTATTTTTGCTTATCAATTCATCTGTTGTATTACTATTTACCACGAACAAACCAGTGTTTCCACTTCCTACAGTATTTGCGTAAATTTGTGTAGTGCTCGCTACGTTTGTTGGAGCAGTTTGATATGATAATTTCAATACGCTATTAACATAAACTTTACCATTTGGTGCAACTAGTGTTAAATCTTGTCCAACCCCAGTTGCATAAACATTGCCATTACCAATATTAGTTCCAAATACACTTAAATTTCCGCTACCAAATGTAAAACTGTTGCTTGCTGCAAGAAGATTTGCACTGTTAAATTGAACGCTTGCGTTATAACCAGCAGCAGGCGTTGAACCGCCACTATTAGTTGCAATTTTTGAAAAAGTTGAACCATCGTTAGTTAATTGCCAATATCCAAGAGTTTCGCTCCATTGAATAGTAACATTTGGAGAAGTTCCACGATCAACTGTAATATTTGCACCTTGTGGATTAGGAGCATTTGCACCACTTAATCCAGCATTAAGAATAATAGAGTTATTGGTAATCGCAAGATCATTGGTTGAAGTAGTGTTCGTGTTACCAGTAACATATAAATTACCATAGATATAAACTGGGTCTGCGATGATTGAATAACCACCTACACCACCACTTGTATTTGTAACACGCTTAATACTAGTCATTTAAAATTTCCTACCAAATATTTATGCGAAGGGCATTATATAAAAAAATAGCAGCCCGAAGGCTGCTATTGTAGTCAGTATCTTTATTAACTTATGCGCCTTGAAGCTGAACAGTAGTAGCAGTTGGAGCATTGAATGACCATGTATACTTGTTTAGACTGAAATCAAACACAAACTTGTTTGAAAGTCTACGAGCAAATAGAGTAGTATTCATGCTAGTATTTGTTACATTGCTTACAGTTTGGCTACCGAATGATACGTTAGCATTTGATAAACCACCAGCGGTTGAAATAGTTGCAATAGTTACGTTACCACTTAAACCAGTTCCAGTAATGAAGCTACCAGTTGTAGGTGTTGTAACACCAGAAACGTTTGCAGCAGCAAATGTTAGATAAGCAAAAGTAGTTGGAGTAGAATTGTTAACTGTTGCAGTTAGGTTAGCATACTTTAAGTTTGCAGTATTGAATGGAAGACTCATTGCACCTGAACCATATGCTGCAAGATTTGCTGCTGGAACATTTTGAAATAAGCAGACGCCCAATAGATTTACTACGCCATTAGTTGTAATATTTGGAAGGCTAACAAGTGGAGTAAAGACATCGCCAGCAGTAGGTGCTGATGCTGGACCACCAAAAGCTGCCCAATTTGTATTGCCAGGACTAGTGATAATATAAGCATTACCATTGCCTGCACGAATGTTTTCGTCTTGAATTGCAGTAGAATCTGCAACCAGGAACTTATGACGACCTTTTTGACGAATGATGCTGCCCGTAGCACCTGCTGTTCCGTATGGAACATAAACATTTGGAGCAACAACAGTTGGGGTAAGTGAACTAGCTAGACCACCAGTTCCGCCAATCACATTAGTTGCATCAAAATATTCGTTAACTGTATTTGTTTTTTCAATTTTAAACTTAGCCATTTTTATTCTCCTGTAATGACGTTCTAGGTCAGTCGGCTGGCTATAACCGCATTCTTTAAACGACACAGATATTTATGTTAAGTAGGCGTAGAACCACTATATCTTGTGACATAATAGTTATAATTTGACAAATGTTCTGCTGCACTCAGTGCACGAGTATAAACGTGTGCTACTGCTATGCTACCTGCAAAGTTATAACCACTAGCAAATGCTCCAATTTGCGGAGTGCTTGCTAATTTTCCAACAGTTGAAGCACTAAATGTAGTAACAGGACTACCATTGACATAAAATTGCCATCCTGTTCCAGTAATAAATGTCATACTAAGATAATACCACACATTATATGCTTCGGTTCCACTGGTTTGATATGATGTATTAACACCGTCACCATTGTTATTTCCGCCATATAAAGCATTGCCACCATTAAAATACCACGCTTCGTTGCCAGTACTGCTTATAAGATTGCCTGTTCCAAAACTTGATCCATTGCCACGAACAACAATGCCTTTACTATAATTTGCAACAGCACCAAATATTGCACCACCAGTTGCCGTAGCATACACACTACCAGAAGTAAAATAAGAATTTGTAGTTCCTAAGTTAGTCACAGTAGGCGTTGAAGAAAATGTAAAATTATTATTGTTTCCGCTGGTATCAAGCCAAGTAGTGCCACTTGTATAATTTTGCATATCAAGATTAAACAATAATCCATTGGTTATTAAACCATAAGATGTTATTGACCATCCACTTCCAATAGTATAACCGCTGCCTATGACAAATGCTACCACTATAATTCCTTATGCTGGTGTAGAGCCGTTATATCTGGTTAGCCAATAACTTGCGTTTTGATAATGTTCTAATTGTGTAAGTGCTCTTGTATAACAATGCGCTGCTGCTATATCACCTATAAAACCTGGTGATGTTTGTGTAGCAGCAATGACAGGAGTAGTAGGATTTTGCCCAACATTAAGTGTAGCACTTGCACCAACTAGCACACCATTTACATATATTTTCCATCCAAGTCCTGTATCAAATGTTGTACTTACATAATACCAAGTGTTTAATGCTACTGTTCCAACATTTTGAGCCACATCAGTATAACCAGAAGAGGTATGGTTACCAGCACAGAAAATATTTTGACCATTGTTAAACCAAGTTGTGTCTCTCGCTTCTTGACTACATTGTAGATAACCTGCTCCAAATGGAGCAGCAATAGTATTATGACCACGAATAACTGCGCCTTTACTATAACTAACGGAGCCATTCATTATAGCACTCGGTGCTTTTGCCCAAACATTGCCAGCAGTTGTAAAATATGATTGGTTAGTTCCTACACCAGTTACACTTGGTATAGCAACATTGGCAGTACCAACACCATTATAAAAAGTAAATGTATAACTATTTTTGCTGTCAACCCAAGTATTTGCCGATGCTGAATAGTTTTGCATATCAAGGTTATACAGCAAACTATCGTTTATGATAGCATCATAACTATTAATATTCCAATTGCCGCTAACATTAAATCCACTTGGTATAGTAAATGCCATTAGTAATCCTTAAAACGGTTTTTGTGATGAACTTTGTGATACAGTTCCGTGAGATGTAACAGTTTGAACACCGCTTGCATCACCAGTAATAGTATCACCAAGCATCAAGTATTGTGTATTTGTAATAGCAGTAAGTGCTGAATTAGGAACAGTTATACTTGTTAAATTAGGATCATATGGTGTTGAACCATTTACAACACGAATATTAGTAAGATAACCTGGCCATTCTTGACCATAATATGTTGCTATATCGTTAGTAGTATTACCAGAAGCATTATAATTTAAGTTATTTGTATTCAAACCAGTGCTGCTTCTTGTAGCAGTTCCGCCAGGTGTGCTTCCTAAAAATAGTGTTTCTTTGTTACTACTATTTCTGGTAAGAGCAAAATAATACCAAGTATTGATACTCATGGTAGGCACAGTATAAGAATATGCTCCTCGTCCACCATAGCTATCTGTTGAAATATTTGTTGAATTGGTAACGAATAAACTCAAACCATAATCAGCATTAGCACCCATTATACCATATGCACTTGTAAAGTTAGGTAATCTAAACCAACCTTCTATACAATACGCACCGCCACCAATAGTAATACCTGGCACCAAACTTAAATAAGAACCACCGTGACTTGTGCTGCCACCAGCAAATAGTAAACTGCCAACTATACCCGTGAATGGAAGACTTGGGGCAACGGATATACCACCCTCAATCGTAATACCAGGTCCAACTATAAGTGACATTAAATCAATCTCTCAATACTAATTAAGTTATTACTATAACCAGAACCAGTTATTGCACTAATACGATAAGCATTAGTTCCAACGGTTGTAGTGACCATATACATATCACCAGCAGTTCCACTTGTGCTACCTATATTAGAATAAGTTGTGCTTAATGATAAACTGCCACTATATCCAGTTGTGCCGCCGCCTAAACCACTTTGGAACATATAAGTGTAAAGAGCACTCGGTGTGCCACTTAAACTACCAAGTTGTAGTTGGTTGGCGTTACTACTACCATTGTTTAGCCATTGAACTTTAATGTTGTCCATAGTAACTGATGTATTTTGTGCAACAAGTGCAGCACTCTTACCAGTTTGACTTGGACTATAAAGATTACCACTGATTGTAGCATTTGTTCCAATAAATGTATTAGCAGTAATAACATTAGCACCGCTGATATTTCCATAAGAACCAGTTGTTATCAAATAACTTGCAGTAACATTGCCCGTTGAAACAAGGTTGCCAACATTGACATTGCCACTTGTTGTAATTGGGTTAGCATTGCTCATATAAACGTTGCCATTTGGATAGATTACCATCTGTGCAGCATTGTTATTATAGAAACTTAATGGCAGATAAGTTCCGCTTCCATTGATACCACTACCTAACTGAACATCAACGTTGCTGTTAGTAGCCATAAAAATTTTGCTTGCATTATTTGGGTTACTATTAGCAACTGCTTGCCAACTTGCACCAGTTCCAGTGCCACTCGGCACAGCATAGATACCAGTAGTAGCATTAGCTGTTGTAGTTTGGAAGAATGTTCTATAAGCAACGTTAGAATTAGTAAAGTCACCCAACACATAACTATTACTTGGCATAATGATATTGCCTGGAACAGTTACGTTACCATCATATTGGCTAAATTGCCAGTAGTATGCTTTACTTGCAAGAACGTTGGGATTATAATTACTTAAAGTAACAGTAGAACCAAGACCACCTGGTACCGTTAGAACATCACCATTTTTATAACCAGTTCCAGCATTAGTTACCGTAATAGTTGAGATATAACCGCCAACTGAACTATACGATGCGAGCATTCCAGTGCCGCTACCACCTGTTAGGGACTGGTTAGTATAAGGAGGACTGTTATATCCGCCAGCAATATTAGTCAGTGTAAGGATGTTATATACACCGTAAGTGCGTATTGATAGATTAGAATTAGTAGCTGCTATAATATTTCCAAGATTCGTTAGAATAATATTACCAGCACCAACGTTGCCCGTATAAGTTGGTAGATAACCTGCCACGTTAGCATTAGCAAATGTTCCAGTAATAGTGGTTGCCAATGGTGCGTTGTTGTTGAACCAATAGTAACTATTGCCATACACGCCTGTATTTGCTACCATATTACCAGCAACTACATAACCAGTTCCAGTTATATTGCCGCTTGCTCCACTTGTCAGTGAAAGATTACCAGCAGAAATATTACCGTTATAAGTTACCAAATAAGCAGCAACGTTGGTGTTACTATATGAAGAACCACCACTTGTAATACCTGATAGATAATAACCATTACCAAAATAGAAATTAGCATTAACGTTACCAGCATAAGTTGGTAAGTATGCAGCAACTTGTGTATTGCCATAATTTCCACCACCACCGCTACTAAATGCTACACCGTTTGACCAATAGATACCAGTTGCAATAACATTGCCGCCAATTGCACCGTTTGCCCAAGCAATATATCCACCAGGACCAGCAAAACTACCGTCATTGCCGAATGTATATTGTTGTGTTCCATTGCCTTTAATGCTTACTTGATATGGTCCAATAATTGCTAAATCAAGTGGGTTATCTTCAAGAATTTGCGAGCCACCAACAGTAAACTGAATCTTTGGCGTAGCAATTTGGGTGGCAGCATTAAAGTTGTTGGCATAGACATTTGCCCAATAAAGTGTGCTATTACCAAGATTATATGCAATATTAGCAAGTGGAGTATGATTTCCAGTTGTAATATTACCAATGTTTCCGTTGTATGTTGGAAGATATGCTGCAACGTTACTGTTGCTGTATGTTCCACCAATACCAGAAAGGATTGATGTTCCATTTGGATACAGATATCCTTGTGAATAGATATTAGCTACAAATAGATTACCAAAGAATGAACTAATTCCACCAATATTACCAAAATTGTTTGAACCAGAATTAACTATTGCGTTTTGCTGATTGCCATAAACAGCAACTTGGTAGATACCAAATTGTCCACTAATAGAGTTATAGTTTAGAACAGCATTTCTTGATCCATTTGGTGATATTAGATATCCGCTACCACCAATCATAACACCAGCAAGAGCATTTGCAGCAGTGTTAGGAGAAAGAACAAGATAACCAGCACCATAACTATCGTTTATAGTTGCACCAGTTGGCAATCTAATATTACCATTGTTTAAGATTTGAATATTACTTGCGGTAACAGTGTTAGCAACATAGTATGCAGAAACATTAGAATTACTATATGTTGAACCACTGCTAACTGCATTTCCACCAACTATGAGTGATCCATTTGCAACTTGCACCGCAGTTCCAGCAATGTAAATTGTATTATTGCTTACATACAAACTCTTCCATTGATTTGTAAGAGTTCCTAAACTATAAACAGCATTTGCGGTTGGTGAGATATTACCAGTTATATTGATATCAGTTGCAATACCATTATTAAGATAGGCAGCAACTTGAGTATTTCCATAAGTTGCAGGCAACCCAGTAAGATAATAACCATTACCTGTATAATAGGTCGCACTAACATTACCAGCAGTAGTAATATTACCACTTGCGGTAATATTGTTAGCATATTCAGTTAGTGATATAGTTTCATAATGTGATGTAGTAATATTCCCAACTACATTTAGACTGCCACCGATAGTAACATTGCCGCTTGTAGTAATATTTCCAGTTACAACAAGACCATTGCTTGCCTTCCAACGACCAATTTCATTGCTCGTAGCATCGCCACCAATAGCAAACACAATATCGTTTGGTTGGTCAATTGTCATAATGACAAGTTTGCCACCTTCTACCAGTAAATAACCATCATTTGGTCCATCAAGTCCACCGCCGCCGCTGAATGTGCTGCTATTGATACCCATATCAATATAATGAGTGCTATCAGAGCCATCATCAGCGGTGATAACTACGTCACCACTAGCATTGCTTCCGCTGTTTTTGTTTTGTAATAAGAATTGTGTATAATTGTTTACATTGTCAACATAGGTTAATTTTGCATTTGATGGAGAGAAAGATGGCAACAAACCAATTTCAGTATAATTTGGCAGAGTGACGGTGCTACCACTAACAAATAAATTGCTATACATTGTGGTCAATGTTCCACCAATATAACTAATACCATTAGAGTAGCCAGTTAATATTGGATTACCATTTGCAACCAAACTTAAACCATTTACACTATTGCCAAGATTAACAGAAGTTAAACCAGATACCCCATAAAATCCGTTAGTAAAAAGATAACCAGTTCCATTTCCTGGTACACTGTTAACATAGTAAGAACCTGAAGTTTCATGATTTCCAGAAATAATATTTCCATCTACTGATAGATTAGAATTATTAACAAATAATGTGTTATTTCTAGCATTTAAAGCAGTTAATGTATTTGAAAATACAATAGTATTACTAACTATAACATTATTGTTTGCAGATAGATTACTAGTATAAATGTTATTGGTAACTGTTAAATTAGGAAATGTGCTTGCACCGCCACCACCCAAAATAGCAATTACTTCTTCATTTAATGTGTTGACATTTGCTTGAAGAATTGATATTTCGCCATTTGCAGCAAGCAAGTTAGCATTTAAAAGAGAAATTTCAGTTTCTTGTGTCGATGCGTTACTTTGTAGCACAGCAATCTGTGATTGAGTAGCTGACATTTCACTATTAAGTGTATTGATATAACTTGCTTGAATAGAAGCATTGATAGTTAGTGTGTTAATGTTACTATTTGCAGCATTAATTTGTGCTGCATTTGCAAACGCAGTCCCGACAACAATACTGTTTACTTCATTAGCAAGATTTACAACTTCTGCATTTAAATTATTCAATTGTGTTGCTTGATAAGCAGCGTTAGTAACTAAACCTGGTATGAGCGCAGTATTAGATGCAAGATTGTTAAGTGTTGAAACATTAGCATTGCTAAATGCAGTAGGTTGCTCTGTTCCATCAGGAAATACAAGCACTCCATATGGATTAAATTGCCAATATACACTTAAGTATTCTGGACCATTGCCAGATACTAGCCAAACACTGTTATTGCCAAATAATAAAGAATCAATATCATCTTGTAAAACTAAACTACTATATTGTGTGCTATTATTTGCAATAATACTAAGCGTATTTTCAGTTTGATTTATATAACCAGTATTGTTAAAATAAAGAGAATCATTAAGATATAAACTATTCCAAGCATAATTTACATTACCTAAACTATAGTAATCGGTGGATATAGGAATAACATTGTTATAAACATTTCCTTTAACAATGTTAAGATTGGCAAGGTTTACTTGATGACCACCAGCCGTGTTGCCATCCATGATATACAGATTATTTGTGCTTTCGTCAATGACGAACTCACCCTCATGTCCAACTAATTGGTTAATTAATAATGGGCTGATTTTACCAAAATAACGACGCAGTGCCATGCTTATATCCTATTATCTTATATTTACCATAAAATGAATGATTGTTTACCCATGCCAATGATGCATATCAGGGTAGTTTATAACGCAGTTAGATTTATGTTGCAGTGCATATAAATAGGTGATATAAAAGAACATACCTCATGGAGAAATATAATGAAGACCCTTGTAAAAAGCATAGCAACAAAGATAGCAAAATATAACCGTTATCGTCGTACTGTTATTGAACTAAGCAATCTAACTAATCGTGATCTTGCTGATATTGGAATTTCACGATGTGATATTCCACATGTTGCAGCAATGCAAGTAATTCGCTAATTTTTTTTATTAAAAAAAAATTAAGCAATAAAAAAGCCCCTTTTCAGGGGCTTTTTCTTTGTTAGAATCAAACTCAGTATTACTGGAATGAAAGGTTGCTTACAGCGATTTCACTTAGGTAGTCAGCGGCGTTACCGAAGCTGGATGCTACGTTAGTAAGTTCGATGTAACCATAACGAGTCATAAAGCCAACAACTGGTTCGAATGTTGATGGATCAAGGATCACACCAGATGACATTAGAGGGATGTATGGGCAATAGAACGCTGCGGCGTCTGCTTCACTTGTACCTTTGTAACCAACTAGAACTGGAATAGTGTCAGTTGCATAGCTGTCAACATAGATACGCATTGCGCCGTTTAGAGTACCAACGAACTTAGTGTTAGTTGGTGCTTCGAAAGCGCCTTCAGTAGTACGAGCAAATGCTGAAGTAGTTGCAGACTGTAGAACAGTCAATGCAGCACTTGAAACAACTGCCCAGTTACCTGCACCACGACGAGTACGTTGTGCAATTAGGTTAGCAGCACGATTGATTAGAACTGCTAGAGCAGCATGTTCGTCACCAACGAATGTTGCAGTACCACTTACAGTAGCTTGGTTGAAAGTAAATTCACTTGCAGCTAATGAACGTAGGCTGTAAAGGATTTCTTGATCGATTTCAGCAGTGATTTCTTGAGCAAGAGCAGCCATAATTTCTGCTTCAATGTCAAGACCATGCATTGCTTGAGCGTCTTGAGCAGCTTCAAAAGTCCAACGTGCGCTAAGCTTACGGGTCTTAGCTTCAACTGGTTGCTTTAGAATCTGGACGTTCAAACGACGACCTGGTGTACCTTCGAGTGCAGCAGTTAGACCAGCACGACCGTCTGGGCTGTTAACGCCAGAAGGAGCACCTGAATAACCAGAAGCAATCTTAAATGGTGAAAGTGCTTCGTCATTGATGTTTGCACCAGTTCCGAATTGACCTGTACCATTGCTTGTGAACTGGTCTGCATAACGAACACGTAGAGTGTGAATTTGTGCGACTGGACCAGTCATTGGTTGAACACCAACGATTTCGTTGGCGATAACTGTTGGCATAACACGACGGATAACAGGTAGGATAACACGGTTAAGTGTTGCTACGTTACCAGCAGCAGTACCACCTGCTGTTGCGTTTTCTGCCAAATACTTACGAGTATTTTCGAGCACCATGCTCATTGTTGTACGACGATTACCGCTTAGACCTTCCAACAGGGCTGACTTGGTTTCGTCCCAACGGCCTTCTAATAGTTCTTGTGACATAGGGTCTTCTCCAATTTATTAGTTTTTAATTAAACCTGCAAGACGCTTCATTTCAATAATGTTTGAAGCTTCTTTTGGTTCTGTTTTTACAGCACGATCACCTGTGACTTCTTTCTTGCTTTCAATGATAGTCTGCTTAGCAGTTTCTACCTTTGCGGCATGACCTTCCATCACTGGGTTTAAGTACTTTTTGTATGCTGCGTCTAGTTTATCTGTTGGGACTGATTCCAGCAGTTGTGACATCACAGCGGCTTTGTCCTTGCTAAGCGGACCTAGCAATTCATTGAGTTTTCCGTTTCTTGCAATAGATTCATTGATTTTACGGATTTCTACTTCTTTTGCCTTAACTTCAGTCAACGCACGTTCTTGAGCATCACGAGATTCGCTGATCTGACGAGCCATTAACTCGATCTTACCAGTAAGTTTCTTGATGTCTGCACGTTCATTAAGGTAGCTTGCGCCAAACTCAGTTGCAAAAGCTTCAAAAATCTTGCGACCGAAGTTGTTTTCCTTTGCTTCCTGAATATCTGTTTTGAGTTGGGTTAATTCTGTACGTAGATGATTTGTAACAGTGCTTTCTACAAGACTGCTTGCCTTCTTGACAAAACTGTCACGAAGTGATTCAAGCTTCTTGCGGCCTTCGCTTACTACTGCAACTTTAGTGCGAGCAAGGTCAGCCTTGTCTTGTGCGAATTCTGCAATTTCATTCTGCAAGTTTTCAGCAACAAATGCTTCTAACTTTGAGATTGTCTTATGCATATTAGCACGATCACTACGAAGTTCAGCAACTTCACTAGCTAGTGATTCGCTAAGATAAGAATCGAAATTCTTAGCCTTTTGCATCATTTGCTGTGTGAACTTTACACGGTCTTCGCTAACCATAGCACGTTCTGCTGCAATCTTACCGATTTCAGCATTAAGTGATTCGTTAACCATCTTGTCCAGAGCCTCAACCATATTAGCACGGTCGTGTTGATAACGACTAGCCATTTCTTCACGGATTTCATTACGAATTTCACCACGTGCTTCTTCTAGCTTAGCATTCCATGCTTCTTCTAGAGTCTTACGAGTGTCTTCGTTCAGAAGTCCGCTTTCTAGTAATGGTTTTAGAGCTTCGAACATTAATTTCTCCTGAACTTATATCTTTAATTCAGCAATAAACTTTGCAACTTCTTTTTGCAAGTATTTCTGAACTCGTTGATCTTGATTTAAATCTTTAGCCATTTCCAGTATACGATGTCCACCATTCATGTTCATCAGTCCTTCATAGACTGCAGTTGGGTAGGCATTAGGTGCACTGGGTTGTGCTACTATATCAACAGTAACGATATCAAAATCGCTTACTGCGCCGTCGTGTTCATTAACATTACCTGATCCACGACTGCTTACTCCTAGTTTAACACCACTTTCTAACATGGTGCGAACTAAATTGCCCATTGGTGTAGGCAAAATCTTCATCTTTCCATAACCGTTTGGTCCATCTAACCACATTTCTGTAATCATATGACTTACACGGTCGAGATTGATGCGTAGGTTTGTTGGGTGATCTACTTCACCCAACACACTATAACCTGTCTTAATTTGCTTATTGAGAGTTTCAATAGCACGATTAATTTCAGTGATAGGATAGACACGTTGATTAGCGTTCTTCACACCACCTTGGATGCAAATTCCCTTGAGGTAAAGGTTTTTGCCTTCACCATCATGGGTCATTTCCATTTTAGCCTGATCGTAACTAAGATTCTCGATAAGCAAGTTATTCATTTTAATTCCTATTAGCGAGGTAGGTTGTCACGCTTATTAACGTTTACACCACCACCAGTTGCAAAACGACCGTCGCCACTAGTTACTGGCTTCTTGGCATTTGAGAAAGCCTTACCAGCATTTGCACCTGGAACGTTTTCAAAATTGCCTGCACCCTTTAGTTTGCCTTCGCCCTTGCTATATTCATTGCTTGGACCTTTATATTGCTTGCCGTTTGGGTCTTCGTTTGAAGACTTCTGTGCGATGTTCTTTGCAGTGCCGCCCATGTCATTCTTGCTAGCAACTACGCTCTTCTTCTGAGTTGAAGATTTGTAACTATTAACTGCACCAACTGGTGAACCTTCGCTATTGCCTGGGTTTGCAACTTTTTCTACGTATTCACGAACAACACCTTCTTCTGCGAAATCTGGATCGTGTTCACCATCGTGATGCTCTGGCTCATCTTTTTCATCAGCCATCAACGCAGCAAAATCAGCTTGAAGCTTTTCAAGTTGGTCTGCAAGATCGTCAATACGATCTTCTTCATCATCTTCGCTATGTTCTTCGTCGCCCATGTCCATGTCATCATGGTCCATGTCCATATCTGAACCTTCTTCTTCGCCATCCATGCCTTCATGGTCAGCTTCGATATCATGCATCATGTCATCAGTCTGATCCATTGAATCAGCTTCTTCCATGTCATGATCATAATTTTCTTCTACTTCTTCGTCCATTTCTTCTGCAACGATTTGGTTGTAGATATCACGGCTCTTGGCTACTACAAGGTTATGAAATAATTCTTTAGCCTTGTCGGTTTCATCATTAATAATGAATTCAATAAGTTGTTCGTACTGACTACGCATATAAAAAACTCCTGTGGAATTATATCCTGTGATTATATTTAATGTATGGGTTTAAATAGTGCCTCAAATAGCCTAATTTTGACGATTTTGTGAATTATAGACCAGGCTGTTGCGGTGGTGCACCATATTGTTGACGAACAAGTTTCATTTTATCAACATATTCAACTGTTCGTTGGTCATTCATTTTACGAAGTTGATTAATCTGTGCAAGTGTTAAGCGAGTTTTACGCAAATCTTTTGGCTTCTCTACACTATCATCATGTGAGAGGTCTTGATAGGCTCCATTATTTGAATTAAACATTTCACTTAAAAACATAGGCACTCCAAAGTTATTTAGGATTATCCACCAGCAAACTGCGAACCTGCAGTTGATCCGCCTGCAGCACCGCCGCCTGCGCCGCCCGTTGGACTTGGAACACCAGCAGCACCAATTTCACCTGGTACCGCAGTTGGTGGAGGACCACCAGGTACTCCAGATTGGTTAGCAGCTTCGATATCACTTACTGTTTCTAGATCGGTTCCAATGGCACCTGGCGTGACACCAACTGCTCTCAAATCACTGCCTTGTATATTACTCTTTGGTTCTTCTGTGCCACGTTCTTCATGCCACATCTTGTCGTTTTCAGCCATTTCTATTTCAGTAAGACCAAGATATTTCTTGAGCATAAAACGTTTTGACAGATATTCAGTTTGTTGCATTTGTGTAAATGCAGTAATACGACCAGCATTAAGTTCAATTTCACGATAAGATGCAAAATTTTGTGGTTCAGTAAAACGTACTTCAAAAAGACTATTATCTAAATTAAATCCACGCCATTTGAGAAATAGCTTGAACTCATCATCAAACTTAGGAGAAACATACTTTTGTAGTCGTTTGCAATATTCATTGAAACGATATTCTTGAATAAGAGCAGTTGTTACCTTACCATCTGTAAATGAACGGTCACTTTCCTCTGGACCTTGTGGCAAATAACTACTTGGAATACGCAAACTACGGAACATTTTATTTTGGAAGTAACGCAAATCATCAATTTCTCCAAGATTTTGACCACCTGGTAACACTTCTACTGATGAACCACGTCCTTCTGCGCTCTGTGGAAAGAAGAAATCTTCGTTCATACTCATTGGATTATAACTTGCATCCATTAAGTTTGAACCGCCGCCACTTTGTGTTGGAATACGGCGCTGATTAATTTCGTTTTTAACACGCTCAACAAACTGCATTGCAAGATGCGCTGGCATATTACCAACATCAATCTTAAACATACGGCGTTCTGGCGCACGTGAGATACGGTAAATTAAGATAGCATCTTCAAGCAATTCTTTTTGCTTGAATACTTTAAACATTGCTTCAAATAGTGAAACGCCAAAAGGCCAGCTAACATCAAGTCCCTCGGTTAAACTTAAGTGAACAACGTGTTCTGCACCTACTGGAAACTCATTATTACCTGCACCAAAACGTGTATTTGGTGAGAATAATTCACCGCCAGCGGTATAAGCACGAGAACCACCCATATAAGGAGCAAATGCATAACTGTCATTTGGACCTGGTGGACGAGTAATAGTTCCATTTTGTAGGTTAGGATTTAAATCACGGATATAATAAATTTCTGGAACTTTTCCCTGTGATTCATTAACAATGACTTTGGAAACACGGTTCATTTCAGTCCAGTACCATTTATAAGTTTCTGGGTCACGAACGAATACTTGGTCACCATATTTTAACACATTACGAAACATCTTAAAGATGCGTTGGTCAAAATCATTTAACTTTGTCCATGCCTTAAGTTGTTCTTTAAGAATCATGGTTTCGTTATCAGTTGGGTCTTCATGAAAATGAATATTAAAAGGAGTCTTAGTATCATCACTAACTTGTGTACAAAATTCAGCAATAATATCAAGTGCGCTATTAGCTTCACTATCCAAATCCATATTTTCATATTGAGTATATCGGTCAATACGATTAGGATGTCCGCTGTAAACATCTGGTAACATAGATTGATAGTTACGATATGCAGCATTTGCTTGTGAACCAAGATAATTATAACTGCTATAATCGGTTACACTACCATTTACTGGTGAGTATGCTCCATCACTTACAATGCGCCAATGTTTTTTCCACGTAGCCATATATTTCTAATCCTCGTAGGATATTTATAGTTATATCTGGCGTTTTCTAATTATTATGCAACACGTATAGCAGTCTTTTGTGTATGACCAGCAACATCATCCATGATATCAATCATAGTATCAAATTTCTTATTAAGCATTGCAAGCAAATCTTCGGATTTATTTTGAAGTGATGCATTATTAACTGCTTTTGTAAAATCTTCAACTTGAGAAGGTTTGTTAGCTAATTCCATTAACATACTTGTTAAATTTTCAGGCAAAACTGCCTCTGTCCCATGTAATGTTGCAAGATAACCACTTTGTGGTCCGCTTGATAAACCACCATTAGCAAATTGTTTTGGAACCAATAGTATATCTGTTGGCAAATTTCCAATATTAGGAAGATCGATGCGATTTGTTTTATTAGTAGCTAAATCTGCAGGTGAAGGAGGTAATATAGCCGATGTGCCTGCAAATGCCTTTGCTGTTTCAGTATTAATATTTGCAGCTTGTTCAAGATTTCTTTCTTGCATAGCGGCTAATCTTGAACGAAGTCTACGTTGTTCACCAAGGTTTTCTCCTTCTGATAGCCGTGGTCCTCTTACATCAACTCCAGTAAATTTTGCTAATAAATCTAATATAGAATCAGTTACTTTAGCAAAACCATCAGCAGTGTGTTCTAAAACATGACTGTCTAACATTTCTTTTTGAATTGTTAGCGCCATATCGCGACCAGCATTAGCTGCTTTAATCATGTTAACATCTATTTCGTTTGTAGCTGTTATTTGTTTTTTTACTGCTTCCTCTGCTGCATCCACTGCTTCTTTTGTAAAGACATTTCTAAATTGCAATTCATTTTGATACAGACCTTTTAAATCTTTAACAAACCCGCTTATTCCTTCTACCATACCAGCACGAGCAAGGTCAGTTGCATCAATCAATGATTGCTTTATAATATTTCCATAATCTGCATTGTTTTTGCGCATTGACTCTGCATCAAGAGTTCCATTTTGAAATTCTTGTGCAGCACGAGCCACGCTATCTCCAAATCCTGCAATATTAGCAACAGCATATGCACTTGCTGGTGTTATGGCTTGACCAAATACAACAGTTTCCATAAATGCTTTGCGCTGCGCATCACTCATATTTTCCATTGCAGCAATAGTATTTTGTCTTTGTTTTTCATCCATACCAGCTAGTTTTTGCTGAAATGCTAATTCATTTGATTGATCACGAACTTGTTGTTCTTTTTTCTTTGCATCTTCACCAGTAATAGAACTAATAATACGTAAATTTTCTGCATATTTTTTTGTTTGTTCAGCAACATCTTGATCGCTTGCAGTTAATCTGCCGCCGCTTTGACGCATTAAACTCATTGTATCTGCAACTAGTGCAGCTTGTTCTTTAAAGGTAAAACCAAGTTTTTGTAATTCTAAACTGGTTTTATCTTTGCGCATTACGTTGCCAATTTCACCCATACGCTTTGCAGCTTCTGTTGTGCTTATACCTAAGCTTGCTAGATTTTCACTGCTTGCTTTTACTACATCTGCAAATTCTGGTAAAGTTAGTTTAAATGCCAAACCAGCATTTGCCATTTCACGAATACCACCAGAAAAAACAAGACCTGCACTACTAATTGCATTAAAGTTAGTATAAAGTTTGTCTAATTCGGTTGTTAAAATAGGAATAGCTGTTTGTGCTAATTGATCAGCAGCTTTAGATGTATAATCAAGTGCAATACCAAGTCCTTTAGCTGCAATACCAGCACTAGCAACAGCCAAAGCTCCTATTCCAGTTTCAGCTAATAGTGGTGCAGCAGTTAAAGCAGCATCTCCGATAGCATTTAATCCTTTTCCTGCTGCGCTGCCCGCTGAAGTTAGAAGTTTGGCAAATGTTGCTGTAGTAGTGCCTGCCATTCTAATATCAGTTTCACCACCTTGGTAGGCTTTGATCAGTGTTGTTGCGGCTGATCCAAATTGCATTAATCCTGAATAACCTAATTGTGCAGCAATTCCTAGATTTTTTAATGATTTTGCATTGTTTATTTGAAAATCAGTTGCAAATTTATTTGCTTCTTGAAGCTTGTTAAATTGTTGAGCAAATTGTGGTGGTATAACTCCAGATACTTCTTTATTAAGTTTTTCTAATTCTGCCCTTGCTTCACGTGCAGTAAGAGTTCCCTTTCGTGTAGCATCTATAATTTCGTTTTCTCGTTTGCTACGTTCTCTCATTAAACGTTTGTAAGCTTCACCATCATCTTTATAATCTTTTGCAGTAGCATTCATACGAATTTGCAATGATTGAGTAGCTTTTTCTAAACCGCCCCAACGCAAATTTGCATCACCTAATTTTTTATTAAGTTCTTCAAAAGATTCGGCTACTGCTTGAGCAATGTCACTTGGGTCTGCTGCCATTTAATTTTACCTAAAATCCTAAACTGTAAATAAAGGTGTCAATTATTATTTATGGAAGTAAAAAACATGCAAAATCCAAATCCACTTGCCAAGCATTTTCGTCAGCCTGCGATTTATCTTAAACTTCCAAGTGGTGGAAGATACTGGGCACCTAATTCAATAAACCTACCAGCCAATGGTGAAATTGGTGTTATGCCTATGACCGCCAAAGATGAAATCATGCTGCGCACACCCGATGCGCTAATGAATGGTCAAGGTGTAGTGAATGTTATTCAAAGTTGTATTCCTGCTATTACAAACGCTTGGGCAATGCCAACTATTGATGTTGACGCTATTTTGATCGCTATTCGTATTGCTACCTATGGTGAAACTATGGAAATGGATAGTAAATGTCCTAATTGTGAAACCGAAAGTCGTCATGGTTTAAATTTAAGTCAAACTTTACTATATTTAAAATCACCCAATTATAGTGATACCTTATCGATAGATAATTTAATCTTTAAATTTAAACCACTTAACTATGTACAAAGCACTAAAAATAATATTTCTGCATTTGAAGAACAAAAGATTATTCAATTGTTAAACAATGAAAACATTGATGCAGAAACACGCAAAGCACAATTTGATGTTCATTTGCAGAATATTATTAAAAGCAATGTCACACTTATAAGTTCTGCAACAGAAAGTATTACTACAGAAGATGGAACAGTAGTTACCAATCCTGAATTTATTGCACAATTTTACGAAAATACCAATAATCAAATTATTAAGACAGTTCAAGAAAAGTTACGTCAATATGCTGAACAAGCAGCATTGCCACCATCTAGAGTTCAATGTGAAGCTTGTGAACACCAATATAATGTTAATGTAACATTTGATTATGCAAATTTTTTCGAGCCACTATCTTAACTTTAACACATGAAGAATTGGTTGAGTTAGTGGCTGAATATGAAAGTGATGTGCGAAAAATAAAACAAAATATACTTAAAATGTGCTGGTATATGCGTGGTGGTGTTACCTATTCTGAACTCATGGACATGTGTGTTCAAGAACGCAATATTATTACAAAGATTATTGAAGAAAACTTAGAAACCACTAAGAAGTCAGGTATGGCATTCTTCTAAGGTATTATATGATGTGCTTCGCACATCAGTTCGTTCGCTATCGCTCACTCACCTATCGCTATCGCTCTTTTAATTTTTCTTTATGATCAATCTTTAATGTTTCATTTAGACCTGATTTTAGACATAGATTTCCTTAAGCAGGAAACCTATGTCCGTGATGCTTCATTTGAGCCATCAAATAGACATTAGCAAACGGAACTTGTCTTTACCAAGTGGGGCGGTTAGCCTATACCCCTTCACATCCAGTAGATTATACCAACGGAACCCACTATACCCTTTGCTAACAAAGCATAGTGAGGTGAGGTTGCTTTTTCTCAGAGCCTCTTCATTTAGCCTATCGTTTGGCCAAACGTTTCCATTAACAGCAATGTCGGGGTGCTGACAACCTTCAGTTTATTCCTATAGTGGATTTGTGCCTAATATGCCTGTGATTTATCTTTGATATAATATTGTTTTGAGATTACTGTTTGATCTGCCAATGAGCCGAGGGAGCCTGAATCGAATCTTCTTGCCTGTATTAAGCCACTAGTATATATCTTAAAAACCTGTTTGTCATTATTTTTTATATGTTCATAATATGAAATATTATCAGGAGATGTTTCGCTATTGCTTTTATGAAAAAATTTGTGGTTACCTGTTCTACTAAAATCATGACTGCGAGTCAATGGAAATCTACCCATACCCGTATTCCATGCTTCATAATAACGAGTATGTGGACCATTTATGCTGCGGTCTCGGCCTTGAACATCATGAACCAAATCCTGTGATAGATTTGGAAGAGATTCAAACCAATTTATTGCCATATGGCATTGTTTGATATGAAGTTGTGGCAAATCACTACTAAAAAAGAAATTTTCTTGTTTACTGCCAATAAAATCAACTGCAGAACCATCGGGACAAAATGCATGCCATTGATTGTCCCTTAATAAAACTTTTGCTTTATCTACTCCCATGATATCGCCACGATTGGGTTGTTCGGTAGTAGAAATAAATTCTGGCATGATAGTTGTGCTAAAATATCTGGTTGTTTTTCCAACTTTTAATGAACAACCTGCATGATAAATCCAATCAGTGCCAGATTTTTTGTAAAAGTTACTTAACGATTCATAACTTACTCTAACCACATTAATTTTTAAATTTGGATAATAGGTATTTTTTATATGTTCTGCATGAGAAATTGCTACTGGAACTTCTGGATCAGGAAAAAAATCTCTGCGGTCATATATTAACAATTCATCTAGTAATATATTATTATCTACAAAACTTCGCAATATAGTATGGCTATCATATCCACTGCTATACCAAAGAGCAAGATAATCATATTTGTCACGAATTTGTTGGCACCGTGTCTTTAACAAAGACTGCCATGATTCTAATGGTTCTTCTGACCAATCAATAGATTTCCAAGTATCTTCCATCCAACTAAAATGGATGCGAGACATGTCACCATTAGCTAATTCAATAGCTTTAATTTTACTGTAAACTTTTTTATTATCTACCAGATAAAAGGTATCTTGGTTAAAATTTACATTAAAATTAATCATTTAATCCTAAACCAACAAGAGAATTTAATCCAACTTGAAAACTAATTCTAGGATTTGGAATATTAATTACACCATGCAATACACGAGTTTTGATAATAGTCCATGTTCGTAGCGGTATTTGAACGGAATCCACTTCTGTTAATAGGCTATAATCACTGCAACGATCACCATTATTCCTCAACAACGGTTTATTTTTTTCTTGATAAAATACAGTTCTATGGTTTTCGCCACCACTTTCTAATAGATATATCATTGAATAGTTTCTACTTAAATCGCAGTGAGCACCGTTAGTATCCTTGCCATTTCCAGTATCGGTAACGGATATGCGAACATTTGCTACATCTTTATCTGTAATATGTGTGTAAGCCCATGATTTAATGCTATCATCTAAATTATAACCCATATTGGGAGCATTAACTTTCTTTATACCATTGACAATAATAACATCATTTTTAATCTTATCCCAATCAATTTTAGGTTTATTTGATGGAGTTTGATCTAACTCAACATCAATTTGTTTATATGCTTGTTCTATAATATCTTGTGGAACATGCGGTAAATCAAGAATTTTATACAACCATATCATACTTTATACCTCTTGCTTAAATTATTAAGTGCGCTATTGATTATAACGCCTGTTAAAGCAATTACAAAAAGAATAGCATACATTTGGTCAATATCCAATTTACTTTTAACATCAATAATATATGAACCTAATCCAAAGTAACCGCCGATGCTGCCAAATACAACTTCTAAACTAATCAATATTCGCCAACTGTTTGCCCAACTTATGCTAGCAATGCCTATAATATTGCTTATAGAAGCTGGAATATACACATGATACAATGCTTTTAACGGTTTCCAACGAAGGTTAACAACATGCTTATGCCATTGTTCATGCACTGATTCTATGGCTCGCAGCATTTGCAATCCACTAGTCCATACAATATTCCATATGATAATGCTATAAACCAGGCTAGCCCCTAAACCCATAAACAAACTCATGAATGGAACTAGCACAAAGCTAGGCAGCGGATTGAAATAAGAACAATATTTCTCAAACAAATTTTTTACTAATTGATATCTAAAACATAACAATATGATAGCCAATGTCAATGATAAGCCAATAATATAACTTATAATAAGTGTTTTCATTGTCAACGCAAAGCTATTCCAAAACTTTGCTGTTTGCACCATATTGTATAGAGCAGCAATAATACTGGTACTATCTGGAAATATAAGTGGTTCTTGAACAGCGAGATATAAAATATGCCATCCTACTAATATAAGTGAAAGGGCTAAAATATTATAAAGAAAGGATCGAAACAATTAAATTATCCTCACGGGTTACGTCTTTTAAGCCATCTTTACTAAGCAAATAAATGCTATCGCCTACAATTCGTGCTTCGGTTACATTGTGCGTAACCCATACTACGGTTAGGTTTTCTTCGTGAACAATCTCACGGAAATCTTTTGCAACAGTTGCCCCTGTAAGACCGTCTAAGGCGCTTAGAGGCTCGTCGCATAACAATGTGCGTAATCCACTGCATAAACTGCGAATAAGCGTAAATCGTTGGCGTTGTCCGCCACTTAAATTTGTTGGACTATGATCTAGATATTGTTCTAAATTCCATCGCTTTACCAGATCAATATATGGTTTTTGGCAAACTAATTCTAAATTCTTTCGCACGGTCATCCATGGAAACAGTTGATGACTTTCTTGAAAAACACGAAATTGATTCTTGAATATGATATCTGATCTAGTTGCAATAGAAGCAAGCAAACTTGTTTTGCCTACTCCACTTGTTCCCATGATAACAGCAATTTCTCCTGCTTGCACCGACAAATCTATCGGTGCAAACAAGGGAATAGTATCACAAACTGTAACTGTATGGTTACGAAGTTCAATCATTTAACTAATTTTTCGTCCCAAACCATATCTTTATGACCTTTACCAGCGCCAGTTAAGATGCCAACACGGTACATGAAATCAATAAAAGCTAAATCTTTTTGTGGACTAACTTCATATACATCTTTATTTTCGCGCTTTTGCTTAATCAGTTCTTCAATGGTAGGTTCAGTTACTTGGTCACGCTCGATATAAGTTTTTAACATAGGAATAGGATCGTGTTCAAATTCTTGAACTGCCTGATGTTGTGCAGCAATCCATGCACGAGCCAATTTAGGATTAGCATCTAACCAATGTTTGGTGCTATAAACCAAATTAAGTGTTCCGTATGTTTTGTTAGGAATAGATTGTGCTACGATATGAGCACCTTTTTGAACAGCAATATTTTGCCATGGAGTTCCAATAACGCCACACTCTATTTCTGGTTTATCAGAAATTATTTGAGCAAGTGCTTGGTCACGAGGCATCACTACAATATTACTTGCAAATTTATCAAACTGTTCATCACCAAATTCTGCTGCAGTAAATTCACGTAGCAACATTTGTTCTCCGCTGTTTAGTCCTTTCATAGCAATTTTTGTTGTTGGACCAATATCGTGAAGAGTCTTTATCTTTGGATTGCCACAAACTAACCAATTATCAAATTCTTCACCGCCAGCTAAAATTTTAGTATCTTCTGGTTTCTTATCATATAAGATACCAAAACCATTTATTCCACCCCAAATAATATCAATTTGACCAAGAAGCATAGCTTCATTAGCTTTTGTAGACTCAAGAATATCTACAAATTCTACTTTAACATCGTTGATGCCTTCTTTCTTGGCATATTCTGGAAGTAATTCAGTAACTCTGTATAGTAGTGGTTCTGTGCTAGCATATTTTAACATGCGATTTACACGAACTGTGGTATCTGCATGCGCCGCCGTGATAAGTGCAATAGTAGCAAATGCAATAGCTATTGTTTTGTTAAACATAATTTCTCCTTTAGCATATATTAACAAATATTATTAGAATAGTCAATTTTATGATAAAGAAGCTTGCATTTCTGCTACGGCTGGCGTTCTAGGCGGCTACGCTAGTAAAAGGGTTATACCCTTGGCGTCAGTGTGGGAATCCGAGGTCTTTTGGGCCTTGCTTCAATAATATTTATATTTTAAATTTTTTAATCTATAAATTTTCCACGAAGTTCAAACGATTCATCTAATCCAATATGATAACCAATTCTGTTGCTAGTGAGTGAATCTACACCATGTATAATTCTACTATTAAGAACACACCATCTGTGTAATGGAACATGAACACGATCTATTTCTGTCAATAGATTGTAGTCATGCACTCTTGCTTTCTTTTCTCTTATAATTGAGTGATTTTTTTCTTGATACCAAACTGTATGCGGTTTTTCACCGCCAAGTGAAAGCAAATATAATAAAACATAATCGCGTGTTTTGTCTGTATGTGCGCCTTTATGTTCTCCATCAGTAGTTTTTGATATATTAATTGCGTTGTATCCACTTAAGACAATGTTTTCACGAAACCAATCTTTAACATCTTCTGACAATTTATATTGAACAAATGCGACACTTTGTTTTGGGTTGTTATCTACCATATCGACTTCACTTGCTGATTTAGGCCACCACCACCAATCTTCATGAAGATTATTATCAGAAATTGTTTTTAAACTTTTATCAATGATTTCTTGCGGAACTTGTGGCAAATCAACAAATTTATAACACCATTCATGCATCTTATAATCCTTAAATTGGTTTGGTAGCTATCACAATTTCTTGTATATAATGTTCATCATCAAACAGAACAAATGGCAATCTTTCTTGAATATCATACATTGTAAGATGAGAATCACTATAATATTCATCATCTTTTTCTTGCGTCCACTCATCAAGTAATCTATTTTTAAGTAGATTGGTTCGTGACTTGCCTGGTCTAAACAAAAGAATTCCATGTTTAGAATCTTGTAATTCGTGACGAAGTGCATTTATATAAGCACGTTGTGCAAATCTTGATAAACCGTAAGCAAGACGATTTTGCATAATATGATCGCCATTATGAGCACTGCCCACAAAGATAATCTTGCTCCACTTGTCTTTACGTTGGTTAAGGTAACTGTGAGCAACTTTAATTTGACCAAGCAAATTAGTTTGTAGTGTAGTTTCAATATCGTCCCATGATTGTTCAAGATGTGGCGTATTGCCATGTGGATCAACTCCACAGCTTACTACCAAATAATCATACTGTCTTAAATCTGTAGCATAATCGAAAGTTTTA